TCAGTACTCTTTTGTTTGAACCTGCTTGTTCAAATCACGCACTTGTTTTGTTAACTCCTGCACCGTAAGAACAAGATCCGCGATGATGGCCGTATGGTCTACGTTAAGGATATTGATCTTCTCGCCATCAATTTCTACATCGCCGCTTTGAAAGGTGTAAATCGGGTCAACTTTTTCAGCTTGTTGAGCAATAAATCCACGCCTACGGCGTGTTTCGCCTTTCATGTTGAACTCACATACCCCCAGCGCGTTAATACGCCTGGAGGCCCCTTCCTGGGATTCCGTAAAATCCTTTTTCAGCCGCACGTCTGAGCCAGTGGTCATAACATCGCCTTTAGTGGTGGAGATTGTCCCACCGGTGTAAAAGAGCCAGGCATCTTTTCTGTCAAAACCGTCCATATACAGTACCACTCGGTGGTTGTACCCAACGTATTCTTCAAGGTAGAAACCACCCCACGCTCCAGCCGTGTCGCCGTTTCCTCCACGCCCTGACATGCGGGACCGGACTTTGCCACCGGAAATCAACGCGCCAATGGCAGGGGAACCGAAGTCGGTCTGCTGGGGCACACAGTCATAGCGACACTGCATCCAGCTGCCGATGTCGGCCGCTTGCCCCACCCGCAGGTCTCTGTCTACCCGTAGATGGCTTCCCTGAACACTAAGTTGATCTGCGGCTGTAGTGATGAGGCGTGCGGTGTAGTCGTTAGCACTTTTGTTATGGTGAAAGTCAATGTATGGCGTGTTCATCGACAGCTCAATCGCCTGGGTATACAGCAACCCCTTCGTCGTGTTGTCGATGTCGCCGCCGGCAATCAGCGCGCCAGGTAGTGTCGTTCGGTTGTTGGCATCAATAACGAGGATGTCATCAAAGGTGTCTGCCGGTGATACAGTGGTCGCTCTTGAACGCTGAACCCTAAACGGTGTTCCCGAGCCAACGGCAATTGTCCCGCCTTGCCCCTGTTTTTTGAGCAGAGCCAGATCTGAGTCCTTACCGAGTATAAAACCGGCATTATCGCTGGTTATAACCTGCGAGCCGTCGAGTTTGTTTCCTCCGGTGAGTTTTGCCAGCGCGTTAAGATCCGAGGCCTTCGCCATCCCGGCTATCGCCGGCACGGTCACCTGCTTTCCTGTGATCGGGTCAGTCAGGGTGATATTGCCGCTGCCGGTCAGGGCCATCGACCAGCCCTCCACTACACTACGCCAGAATGCAAACGCGCTGGCCAGCTGGTTAGCAAACGACGAGGTGCTGGCGGTTTCAGCGGTAATAATGCCGTAACTGGCACCGGAAAATGCGGTGGTGATATTCCGGGTCAGCGTCAGTTGCGTGTCGCTGTCCACGGATTTGATCGCATACAGGTCAGCACTACCGCTGCGGTAGACCACTAGAATCGACCCGGGCAGTATCCCCAGCGCCTCCTGTGACCATTTTGTTGTCGCACCTGTCACCCGTGCCTGCGACGCGGCACCCGTGACGGTACCGACTTCATACATCGCCATAATAAAGTTCCTCCTGGATGGTTTTCCCTGGAAAAAGAAAAGGCCCCTTGCGGGGCCATATATTGTTATCAGGTTGATGAACCGCGAATTACGTTGTTATTGCGCGCGGCGAAGGCGTCGAATCTTGAGAGGATGGTTAATACCATCTGTCCGTTACGGTCCAGGTAACAGCCATATCGCAGAACAGCGTCGCCAGTACCGGCAGGGACGACAAATGACATGTTGTCTACGTTCATTGACTCTTGCGCCGTTAACAGGCGTGTTGCTCCACCTGTTTCATACATAAGCTCAATGCCTAGCTCCATACTGCCGCCACCAGACGTAGCGCCTGTGCCACGAAGAAGCATTGCATACGACAGATAGCCAGGATTCAGTCCGCCGTCAGCCCCTGGCGCGTAGGACATCCCCGCTCTGAGTTTCGCGCCGCCGTCGATAGTGATGCTATCCGTCTGGAGGAGTCCACCGCGAATATTGATCACCTGGTCGAAATTCTGCCGCCGGAACCGGGCCAGCTCAAACCACTGCCATGTAGCCTTCGGCACCTTGCGCGTGCGGTGCTGAGCGATGTTGATCGCAAATGACCCGATGTCGCCCTCGATGTGGTTCGCATATACCGTACCCTGGAACCAGCCGTCAGTCGCATAAACCGCACCGCGAACGATCACGTTGTTGAACTGCGAAGAGCCATCCTTGGCGATACGCCAGCCGCGTGACCCGTCAACAAAGTCATTCGAGCGGATCTCGTTGCCGATCTTCGCGTTCGTGATGGAACCGTCCGCGATTTTGGTTGAGGTCAGGGAACTGTTTTTGATACGTGCCGTATCGATATACAGCTCATTGCCTTCGGCAACCATCACCGGAACAGCCGTCGCATTATTACGGTTAAACAGCGAGAAGCGGTCAGCGTAGAGGATCATGTCGCTCGTTTCACCATTGCTGCCCAGCGTAATCCCCGCACCAACATTCTTCCCGTTAACCGTCTCAACCTTCATCGACCACAGCGAACTCACCGTACCATTCACATCCGCCACGGTTTTGGCGGTGTTCTGAACGGAAGCGCTGAGATCCCCGACACTGGATGTCAGGGTCGTCTGCTGCGTTGCCAGCGCCTCCAGTGCCGTTGCATGCGTCTGCTGGGTACTGGTGATACTGGCCACCGATTTAATCGTGTTGTCCAGCGTCGTCTGTTTTTGATGTTGGCGGCCGCCTGCGCGTCAATCTGCGACTGAAGCGAGGTATTCAGGCTGGCCTGTGTGCTCTGGCTGTCGCTTAGCGTCTTCGCCATGTTATCGACGCGGGAGTTGGCATTATCCACTTTCGTGGCCAGTGCCGTCTGCTGCTGCGCCTGGGCGGTGATTTTCCCTTCAGCATCCGTTACGCGAGCCGTCAGACCGCTCACGGCACTCGCCGTCGCGTCAGAGGCATCCTGTGCAGCTTTCGCATCGGTAACATCCGTGATAACCAGATCGTCGATATACAGCGAATAACCGGGGGTGCCGCTGCCGGAGGCGCCACGGGTAGAGATCCAGACCACTGCGCGTGTTCTCCCACCCCCGTTGTTACTGGCAATACCCGTAAATTTCACCCACTTATCACGCGCACCAAGAGCGGCTTCGCTGACAGTGACCGCCGACTGCCAGGAGTTTTGACCGGCAGCATTCAGTGAGTTAATGCCGACCAGCGTTGTCCACCCGGAGGATGGCGCCTGATCCGCCGGCATCATAGCCCAGAACTCAAACCGGAACTTCGCATCCTCACGGACTGACTGCCAGCTCCCAAGCTGTTTATCGCTGTTGCCGTTATTGTTCGCTCCTCGACTCACCTGCAGGCTCTTATTGCCGGTGAATTTCTGAGACGCCACCACAACGGCTGTGCCGTTCCCGCCCAGCACCTGGCCATCGCTGTAGCTTTCAAACGTACCGTCAACCCACGGATTAGCTCCCTGAGTGCGGATGGTATTGATGGTGCTGGTCAGCGACGTGATGCTCTGCGACTGGCTGGTGATGGTGTTTTCCACCTGGCTTACGCGACCGGTCAGTGAACTCACCGCGGACGTGTCAGCCTTTTTCCCCAGCTCCGTATTCATCGTGGTCAGGCTGTTCTGCAGACTGGTGAGCTGCTGCGACTGCGAATCCAGTTTACCCTCAGCAGACGTCATCCGGGTGGTCAACCCGGTGACAGCGCTTTGCTCAGCCTTCTTACTGACCGCCGCATTCGTTACGGCCAGATCGCCGCTGAGTTTCGTCAGCTGCTGCGCCTGGGTGGTGATAGCCCCTTCCGCAGCGGTGACGCGGGTATTCATCTGAGAGATGGCCCCGGCGTTAGCGCGATATCCTTTTCATCCGTAACATCGAGAACATGGAAATCATCAAAATACATTGCCCCCGCGCTGAGGAAGGTCGTCAGCTGGAAACTGGCCATTGTGGTCTTCGTGGCTTTCCAGTCAAACGTTACCAGTTGCCAGCCAGAACTAAACGGTCCGTAGTTTGAGCCGACCAGCAGGCCAGTGCTGTCGGCCACACGAAACTTCGTGTTACCCGCATCTTTAATCGTGGTCCCCGGATCCTGCTTCGCCCATACCCCCATGCGGTAGGTACGGCCTTGGGTAATACTAATTTCCTGTCCGACCAGGTTAGACTGGCCGGCAGACATTTTCAGTGCCTTGTTACCCGAGTGCGGAACCTGTAAATCGGCCACCGTTGCGGTACTGCTCCAGCCGGTAAAGCCCGCCGCGCCGCGCTCAAAACTGCCGTTGACAATGAGGTTGCCCGGCATTTTCCCGCTGGCGTCAATATCTGCTGCCGTCTGGCTCAGGCTGTTACTCAGTTGCGTCAAAGAATCCCCTTGCGCACTGAGTGTTTTGCCCTGCTCCGTGACCTGGTTTTGCAGGGTGTTCATCGCGCTTGCGTCCGCTTTTTTGTTCACGTTCGCATTCGTCGTGGCCAGATCGCTGCTGAGTTTTGTCAGCGCGCTGTTGGCTGCCGCGATGTCATTCCCCTGCTGCGTCACCGTGCCCTGCAGCTGCGTCACCGCTGTCGTGTCAGCCTTTTTACTCACCGTATCGTTTGTCGATCGGAGGCTGTTCTCCAGCGAGGTGGTACGCGTGCCGATGCTGCTGAGCGTATCGCCCTGCTGGCTAACCGTGGTGGTCAGTGAATCCACCGCTTTTGCGGTCGCATCTGCGGTTTTCTGCGCGCTGTTCGCCGCCGTCACGTTACGCATATGCCAGTCGGCAGCGTACCAGACAGTGCCGAACGGGCTGCTCTGATTAACCTGCAGGAACGGTCGCAGGAAGTTCGTGTCTGCCGGCACAGTAAAGCGCCAGGTGGCTCGTTTCCACGCGGTGGTGGTCTTGGTGTTTCCCCCGGACGCTCTCGCCCCGATGCCACCAGTAGCAGTGGTGGCCCGACCGATGTAGAAATTAAAGTCAGCGCTGCCGGTACCACACGCTACCAGAGCAGACATTTCGTAAACGTCGCCCGGCGTCACGGCGATATTGTTGATTTTTGGCACATGGTCTCGCCCGGCCAGCCGGACGGCATACCTGAACGGGCAGTCAGCCGGCACACCATCGGCGGTGGTCTCCACCACGTCATAACCCATGCGGTCATACGCCGGATCAAATGACGGGTTTGGAATGTAATCATCCCCGGCAGCATTCCCGGCATTCACCGCCGCCGTCAGGCTGACGATGTTGCTGTTGGCTGCCGTGAGGCCTGCCTCGGTTTTCTCAACCCGGCCAGTCAGCGCGTTAAGCGCCGTCTGATCCGCTTTGGTGTTGACCTTATCGGTGGTGCTGCTCAAATCGCCCTGCAGCTTCGTGATAGCCTGCCCCTGGGAGGTGATTTTGCCTTCCGCACTGGTGACCCGGCTGGTGAGATCACTCACCGACTGCGCGCTGGCCTTTTGTGCCACGTTGTTGTTGGTGGTGTTCAGGCTGTTCTGCAGATTCGTGATGCTCTGAGACTGCGCGGTCAGCTGCCCCTCGGCATTCGTCACCCGACTGGTGAGGCTGTTAATGGCCGAGGTGTTCGCGGTAATACCGCTGGCTGCATCATCCGGACTCGGTGACCAGTCGGTCATCACGGTCCCGGTTTCCAGCTGAGGGCGGCAGAGCCAGACTTCTTTGTCGGCAGACGTCGCGCTTTCCAGACGCGCGGCAATCAGCCGTTTGGTGCCACTGGTGGCAGGAATAACCCATTTCACCCAGTAACGCGCCCATGCGGTGGTCAGTTTCGTGACCGCCTTGCCGTCACCGGCCCCGCCTTTAACGCCCTGGCTGGTTTCCGTGGTGGTGGTGTTCGACGGGTTATAGAAATAACTCGCCATCTCCTGCCCGTCATAAGCCCCTTTCGCATAGAAGCTGAATACAAATTCCGTACGCCCGGTAACGTCCAGCGTCTGTTCATCCAGCTGGGTATAACCGGATGCACCTTTCGCCAGCCGGGTGTAGGCCACGCGGTCGCCCAGATAGGTCTCTGTGGCGTGGCGGCTGCTCCATCCTTCCAGTGTGTCCGCATTGCGGATAAGGTTGGTCCCGCCCACGGCCAGGGAGGAAAAGTTGTTTTCCAGGTTCGTCAGCGCGCTGCTTTGCGTGGTCAGATCCCTGCCATGCTGTTCAACGGTGTTCTGCAGGCTCTGCAGCGCCGTTGCATCAGCCTTCTTCGCCACATTGCTGTTAGTCGTGTTCAGGCTGTTCTGCAGGCTGGTCAGGCTGTCTCCCTGCGATTTCAGACCGCCTTCGGTAGCCGTCACGCGGGTCGTCAGATTCGTCAGCGCGCTGGCATCGGCCTTGCCGCTGATATCCTTACCAAGTTGCGTCACATCCGACTGCAGTTTCGTGATCGCGCTGCCCTGAGACGTAATATTCTTCCCGTTCTGCGTGACTGACGCGGACAGACTGGAAAGCGCCTGCGCATTCGCATCGGCGGCATCGAGCGCCGCTTTCGCATCGGTCACGTCAGTGATGATCAGATCATCAATCAGGAAGGCGTCACCTAGGCGAACTTTTGGTGTATTCGGGATGGAGATCCTCACCATTGCCTGTTTCAGCGCGGTTCGGTTGTTGGTCAGATAGCCACTGACTTTTGTCCAGTTGTCCACCGACAACTCGGAGACTTTCACGTTCAGGCCAGGCCACGACCAGCCATTGGCAGAATCCTGGAAGGAAAATCCGAGCACCATATAAACGGTCGGATCGGCAGTCGAGCCAGCCGGCAACTTAACCCACGCCTCCACGTAATAGACCGCGTTATCGCGAACCTGCATGCCTGAAAAGATATGGGTATCGTTATTATCCGTCGCGTTCGGGTTGTACTCCGTACTGCGCGTAACACGCAGGCTTTTGGTCCCGCTGTGAGCAGCTTCACTGGTGATAACGGCGCGGGCATTACTGAGAACATCGCCGACGGCATAGGATTCAAAACTGCCGTCCGGCAGTACGTTGGCTCCCCTTGTCGCCTGCTGCTTCAGCGATGTTTTCAGGCTGGTCAGGCTGTCGGCCTGGCTACGGATATCCTTTTCAGTCTGGGTAACCCGGTTGGTCAGTGAACTGACCGCCGACGCATCAGCCTTCTTCGCCACATCACCCTTGACCCCTTCCAGCGCGTTATTCAGCGCCGTGATGGATTGCCCCTGTGATGTCAGGGTGTTCCCCTGGTTCGTCACCGTCCCGGTCAGAGACGAAACAGCATCGCTGGTCGCCTTGATGTTGGTTTCATCGGTGATATCAAACACCCGGACGGAATCGAGCCAGATTTCACCGTTTGTCGGATGAGAATAAAGTTTGAAGCTCTGCCCGTCCGCGCCGGCAGCCGTCAATCCGGTTTCCCAGGTGATGGTTTGCCAGTCAGTGGTCAGCGTGACCGTTTTATCCTCATACGTACTGTCCGTCTGGCCGATTTTGTTCTGTCGACGGATCAGCAGACTCATCGCGCCGGAAACACCTTTGGCCTTCACCACCACCCGATACTTGCGCTGGCCATTCAGCGGCACCGGCTTGTTGTTGTTGGAGAAAATGCCTGGGCTGGTCGTGGTCGTCCGGTTCAGCCGGACCCCCGCTTTCCCGTCCCCGAAATCGCCAAAGGTCACACCGGCTGGATACTGAATATCCCAGGCAGTGCTGCCCTGCAGAAAATCAAAGTTCGGGATCAGGTTGTCGCCGGCGTTGCGGGTGGCCGTCAGCACATTCGCCAGATTTGTCAGCTGCTGGCTCTGTGTGGTCAGTTTCCCTTCCGCCTCTGTCACCCGGTTATCGACCGAAGTCAGTGCCGTTGCATCGGCCTTCTTCGACACATTGCTGTTGGTCGTGTTCAGGCTGTTCTGCAGGTTCGTCAGCTGCTGGCTTTGTGAGGTGATGGCCCCTTCCGCTGTGCTGACCCGGCTCGTCAGTCCGGTAACGGCGCCGGCGGTGGCATCGATGTCCACCCGGTCGGTAACGTCAGTGACGTAAAAATCATCGAAGTAGCGGCTGCCGCTAATCAGATAGTTACTCAGCGTCACCGGCAGGCTGGCTGTCTCCGTCGCTTTCCAGCGACCGGAAATCAGGGTCCAGTTCGTCCCCACCGTACCGCTGTTGTATGGACGCTCAAAAACCGGCTGGCCGGCAGAGTTGCCGATCCGCAGCTTGTTGTTCCCCGCGCCATTATCCGTCGTCGCTCCGGGTTCCTTGACCCACACCCCGATTTCATAGGTTCGCCCCTGAACAAACGGGATGTATTGCCCCGGAGTCACATTCCCCGGATCAACCTTCAGCGCCCGCGTCCCGCTGTGAGGAACGGAAACCTCCACCACACTGGTCGCGGTTGACCGCCCGGTGTAGCCATCCAGCCCACGTTCAAACGAGGGATTCACGACCAGGTTACCCGGTATCTGACCGCTGGCATCGATATCTGCCGCAACCTGCGAGAGACTGTTCGACAGGTTCGTCAGCGAATTGCTCTGGCTCTCCAGCGTTTTACCCTGCTGCGTCACTTTCGTGTCGAGCGTGGCCAGCGCAGTCGCATCGGCTTTCTGCGCCAGCGCTTTATCGGTATTCGCCAGATTTCCGGTCAGTTTCGTGATGGCGCTGTTCGCAGCAGTCAGATCGTTGCCCAGTTGTGTGACGGTATTGGTCAAATCCTGCACTGCTGTCGCATCAGCCTTTTTGGCCACTGCGGCATTGGTGGTTGCCAGCCCGTTTTCCAGCTGGGTTGTCCGGTTGCCGGTCGAGGTCAGCAGATTACCCTGTTGCGTCACGGTGGTGGTCAGAGAGTCAACCGCCGCCGCCGTGGCATCCGCAGTATCCTGAACCTTTTGCGCCGCTGTCACATTTCGCATATGCCAGTCCGTAACGAACCATACGGTGCCATACGGGCTGTTCTGCGAGATCTGCAGGAACGGGCGGATATAACCCCTGTCCACCATCGCCTGCGTGACCTTGAAGCGCCAGGTGGTTCTCTGCCAGGTCGCGGAGGGTGATTTCCCGCCCCCCGCCATGAGTGGCGCACCGGTGCTCGTATCTGGCCGAACGGCGGTGCCAACATACAGATTAAAATTCGCCGTGCCGGCGCCGCAGGCAACCAGTGCTCTGATCTCAATCACATCGTTAAGCGTGGCCGGGAACGCGGCAAAGTTAGGATGGTGATCCCGGCTGGCAATTCGGGCCGCATAACCATACGGGCAGCCCGGCGGGACCTCCTCAGCCGTCGTGGCTACCACGCTGAACCCCATCTGGTCATACGCCGGGTCAAACGTCGGGTTGGGAATTAAATCCCCGCCTGATGCGTTTCCGGCCCGTACAGCGGATTTCAGCGAGGTAATGTTGGCGTTAGCAGCCGTCAGCCCGGATTCCGTCTTCTCCACTCGTCCGGTTAGCGAGTTCATCGCCGTCTGATCCGCTTTGCTGGCCACGTTCGCGTCTGTCTGCGTCAGCGCATTCCGGAGCTGGGTGATACTCTGCGAATTGCTGACCACATCGTTGCCAATCTGGCTGACATTCGAGCTGAGCACGCCGGCTGCGTTTGCCAGCGCGGAAACCCCGAGACCGGAGTACATCTCAGCAACCTTGTCTGACAGCTTCAGACCCAGGTTGATATACGCCTGGCCCGTCCACTGATTCACCAGAAACTCAACGGTGTTCCAGCCGGCTTTCAGTTCAAAACTGACGGTATTCCAGCTGGCGTTACCCCAGGCGACCTGTACCCCATTCACAAATATGGCGCCGGTATCATCAAAAACCCTGGCGCCGGGCGCCAGTGTGATGGTGGTATCTGCGACCACTTTCACCTGGCAGGAATACAGCGCGATCAGATAGCTGCCGGCGGACGTAAAGTCCAGTTTGGCCGCGTCGGCCACCTCATCCACGACCGTTGGCGCCACGGCGCGAACATCGCTGAATGACGGGACTGTCCCGGCGTTAGCCAGCTGCACAGGATAGAGTCGACGGGACCAGCGATTCGGCTGGCCATTGACCAGTTGATTCGACAGGCTGGTGATGCTGTCAGTATTGCTGCGAATATCCCGCCCGTTTTGCTCTACCTGCTGCGTTAAGGCAGTGACCGCAGCCGCTTCGGCTTTCTTCGCCAGCGCGGTATTTGTCGTGCCCAAATCGCTCGTCAGTTTCGTGATGGACTGACCCTGGCTGGTTATCCTGTCGCCCTGCTGGGTAACAACAGACTGCAGCCCGCTCAGTGCCTCATTCGTACCAGCTAGGCCCGTTTCCGTCTGGCCAACCCGGTTAGTGAGCGATGTTAACGCGGCTCCCTGCGATGTCAGCGTGGTGCCCTGTTGCTCAACTTTCTGCGTCAGGGACGTCAGCGCGGCCGCATCGGCTTTTTTCCCGAGGCTGGTTTCCAGGCCACCGATACGGCTCGCCTGCGCGCTCTGCTCTGTCGTCAGAGAACTCAGTTCACCAGAAACAGCAGCTTTGTTGTCGTTAAACTGCGTCTGCAGGGACTCTCTGGCCTTAACTTCCGCCGAGATGGCGGTAACGCGCGCGGTTTTTTCCTGGTACAGCAGCCCGGAGGTGACTTTCTCCAGATCGCTCCCATCATAGGAGCCACGCATCTGCGCCGCCAGCGTGCTGCGTGCCTGCGCTTCGGCGGTCAGCGCGTTACTCAGCGTACTGCGCACATCCTGCAAAGCCGCCGTACTGGCGCCGGGTGCTGGCCGGCCAACGGCGATCCAGTCGAATTCGATAAAGTTGCTGGCATCCTGCTGGTTCGTCAGGTCCAGGCGAATACGATCAATGTTCCCTGTCCACGGAATATCACGCACCGTCAGGGTTGCCACCCCATCGGCATACTCCGGCTCAGCAACAATGTATCGCTTCGTGTTAGTGAAGTTTTCGCCGGCAGACACCCAGCGGATCTCACCCGCCCAGACTGGTTTGCCGGTTTTACGAAAGCGCAGCATGATGAAACGGTACGCCGCACCATCGACAGCCAGCCCGCCAGGAGAGGTAATGTACGGATCGGTGGCGCTGTCCGCCGGGCGTAACCAGCCATCCTGTGACACACCCGGTACGCCGGCGCTGCCGGTCCAGCCCTCGGTCGTCTGATTGTTGAAATGCCAGATAACCTGCGAATCGAACTGGATATTAGCGCCGGCAGCGAGGCTGGACATTTCCCGCGCCAGATTTTCATCGGCGGTCTTCATCACCTGAGTCAGGCTCTCGATACTCGCCTCAATCCCCTGCGTTGCCGCCAGCAGTTCATCAGCGGCCTGTGACGCCTTCGCGTTAACATCGGCAATACGATCCGCGGTCTCCTGCTTCACCGCATTGGTCAGCGTGGTGTTGACCTGAGACAGCGACTGCTTCAGGCCATTTTCAGCAGTCTTTATCTGCGCATTCAATGCGGCATCGCCGTCGGCCAGCGTTTTGCTGACCCTGGCAATCTCCAGGTCGATGGTGGCGTTGATTTCCGCAGCCGTATCGGTGACTGACTGTCTTACCTGGGTGATGCTGTCGGTCAGCGACTTGTTCACAGTTGAGATCTGCTTGTTCGCATCTGCGACGGCGGATTTTGCCTCCTGAACGCCTTTGTTTGCCTGAGCCAGACCAGAATCGAGAGCCTCATTGACCGAGGTTATCTCATCCGTGATGGTTTTATTCACGGCGGAGATCTTCCCGTCAACATCAGCAGTGATGCTTTTCGCCGATGCGTCAATATCCTGGCTGACCTGCTTCGCCTGGTCTTCGGCTTCCTTACGCAGAGCTTCAGCGGTCTGCTCCAGTTCCTGCTGCGTATTGCGGATACCTTCCTGCGTTTCGCTAATGGTGCGCTGCGTTTCCTCCCAGGCAGCCGTATCCTTGATCGCGTCGGTCAGGTTTTCGTAGTAGTCATCAAAGTTATCGCTGGCCATCCCCTGGACCCAGCCGGTCCACGGGCTTTCATTGCCAAGACGATCCACAAGGCGCGCCCGGTACCAGAATTCGGCGCCCATACTGAGGCCCATCTGCTGATAGCTTTTCCCCGGATAGGCCACGTCTGATAACGGCATTGGCGCACTGCCGTCCTGGTTTTTGCTGTACTGCAGTTCCGTGCGCAGCGTATCCCCGGAGCCGGTCGGGAACTCCCAGCTAACCTGGACCCCATGAACCAGCGAACGGGTTGCCAGCGCCAGCGGTGCCAGCGGCTCGCCGACCTTGCCGGTCAGGGTTTTCTCTTCGGAATACGCCCAGCCGCTCGAGATCTCCGCCGCATTGATCGCACGGACGCGAACCAGGTAACGACCGGCATAAATGCCGCTGACCTCAAACGAGGTGGTCGAGCTGCGCGGCACATTAATCCAGTTCCCGTCGTTACGGCGCCACTGCGCCTCGTAGGCAATAGCGCCGCTGACCGCTGACCAGTTAACCTGCATCGTTTCGACGCTGATCCCCTGATTCACGACCGAGCGGGATGTGATGACAATATCGTCAGGAGGTGACTGGTTGCCCGCCGGCAATACGCTAACCGGGCGCTGATCGATAATCGCGCCGGTATCGATGCGGGCGAATTTATCCGGGTCATGTGACACGCCGGTGATCGTGAGGGTGGCATCGCCGTTCTCTTTTACCCCTGTGACCCGGTACTGCTGCAGAAAGAGATCATTAGATTCTACGGCCCAGACGCATTCCCGTTCTGGCGTCTCACTGTACGCCGTTGTGACCGTAATCTGCCGGCGTCCGTTAACGGCCTGGATGGTCCGGCTCTGTGAGATCCCGGATGGCAGGTTTAGCTGGAGGCGGTCGCCAGGTTTGGCATCCACATCACGATCCAGCGTAATCACCCGGCCATTCACCGCGCTGATCCGCCCGCCGTTGACCCGTCCGGCCAGCAACTCATCCGCCAGGGCAATGATATAACCGGGTTGAGGAATGCGACCGTCCAGCCCCACATCAAACTCAACGACCCGGTCTTTGTTGTTGGTCAGTATGCCCCACAGCCCCTTACGGTGGGCTTCGCTCTGGCGCGTACAGCCAATCGCGGTCATTTCGAGCTGGTTAAAACTGTAGCGGGAAACCAGTTCCGGGATAAACGCCGGCTCCATTGCATCAGCATAAGCATTATCCGGATCAGACCAGGAAACCAGGGCGTTGGTGTACCGAACCTGGCTGCTGCTGCTCGAATAACGGGGTTTGCCGACAATATTGGCGCGCGTATAGGTAAAATCGACATCACGCGGCATATCAGCCTGCACAACAATCTGCTCACCGTTCCAGCAAGTCATGCCCCGGAAAATGGCGGCAAAGTCTCGCAGCACGGTGTAAGCATCGTTGCGTTCCTGTACGTAGACGTTACAGGTATAGCGCGGCTCCATGCCGTCACCACCGCGCCCGTCAGGAACCAGCTGATCGCAGTACTGTGCAATCTGGTACAGCGTCCATTTCGAAATATTGGCGCTGCTCAGACGATTACCGAGACCAAAACGGTCAGCTGTAACAATGTCGTAATAGATCCAGGCCGGGTTATCCGTCCAGGCCCATTTAAACCCGCCGGTCCAGACGCCGGTATATTCGCGGGTTTCCGGATTGTAGTTATCCGGCACACGAATCACGCGCCCACGCGGCTCACAGGAAATTTGCGGAATGGAGCCATTAAACTGGCTGGAGTCGAACTCGATATAAAGCAGCGCGGTGTTGGGATAACGCAGCTTCGCGTCAATCACTTCGGTATAGCTCTGCAGCGTCATCACGTCGCCAACTTTGACACTGTTTGCATCCGGAGAGATTTTACGCAGGCGTAGCGTCCAGGTACTGCCGGCATGGGGCAGATCAATACGATGGCTCCGCTCATAACCGGAGGTGGTTTTACCCGTGACAGTGGTTTCCAGTACCGTCTGCCAGGCGCCACCATCGGTCTGCAGGTCAATCGCATACTTGACGGTATTGCCCACCACGTCGCCGTCATCTTCCTGTTTCATCAGGGACGGCCATTTCAGGCGGACACGAACGGCAGAAAGCTGGGTATTAGTAAAGGTATGGGTCCAGGCTGTCTTGCTGGAAACTTCCGCTCCTACACTGATTTCATTTTCAGTACCGGGAATACCCTGAATATAAGTCTGAGCCTGCGTGCCGGGGCGAAATTCCCAGGACACGCCACTGAAGTTTTGCGAACCATCAGCATTTTCAAGCGGGGTGCCATCAAGATAAATATCTTTCCCGGTTAAACCACCTGCAAATTCACCCTCACCTAATGCGAGAAGAATTTTGGCTTTCGCAACGGACTGTAAATCATCCGGCTGTTCCGTCGGTGTACGCTGCTTTGAGCCGCCACCCTTGCGCCCTTTAATTATGTTATTTTCCATATTACGCCCATAAAAAAAGCCACCGCAAGGTGGCCTGAATTGGATGGTTTACTGAATAAAACTTATTGCTGGTCTTCTACGTAAATACCGGCAGATATAATGGCTCCGCCAATTCGGCGTTTGCCATAAAGTAAAGGGACCGGGTATCCCTGAGAGGCAGTATTCGTCACGCCCCCAAAGGCGTAGGACGCTTTATTGTCAGCGGATTCTTTTCGGGCCAGGCCTGCTGGCTGTGGGGAGAGCATCTGAACAACGCCGCCGAGCATCATAGCAGCCCCCATTTTATAACCAAATGCTGACACGGGGTTGCCAGGAACAAAGTAAGAGCCGACAGCAGAGGCAACAATAATAACTGCTCCAAGAATTGTTTGAAGCAGTCCCGCCTTTTTACTACCAATTAAAACAGGAACAATTCGGATGACTTCACCACCAACAGGAAATCCTAAATCATCCTTACCGATATTTTTCTTTCCTTTGAAAACAGCAAAGGTCAATCCTTTTTCTTTGCTGTTATTCATGAAATGTTCAAATCCAGGGATGGTGGTAGCCAGCGCTATGCCTGCTTCTTGGACTGTTGAAATCAACCGATGATGAATCTTCCCGAAAGTTTTGCCAAGAATTCCAGAAAGCTCAATTCTTGTCATTATTTCCTGCATAATAGCTCCAGTTGGTGGGAAACTAGTTAATTAATAGTGGTTGGCCTTATATCCAAATCGCCATTAGCATCCGTAAAAACTCTTGCTGTTTTTTCTCTCCAGCTTTAATATTGAATAATCGTTCTTGCCTCTCTCGGTTTAAACTGCAAAGTCCTTTCCCTTCAAGATTAGCACCGACAGCCACTCTCCTTCTGATAAATAAAATGTCGCTTTTTCTTTCGGATCCAGTTTCGCTACTCGCTCACCATTCAAAGAAACTGTTGCATAGCATCCTGCCCCCCACGAATCCTGAATCACGAACGATTGTCAGGCTACCGTTATTACCATCGTTTTCTTGATATTTAAAAACATGCTCTTTTGAGGCGGAAATAGCTTGGCTGGGAGGTACAACTCTTGTCGAACAACCTGTTACTGTGACAATTGCCAATGCTAGAGCTATTTTTTTCATTTCAGTGTCCCTTGGATTTATAGTTAAAATTCCACAAGAGATTAACACAGAGAATGGTATCGGATGATTTTCATCGTCCTGTCTAACCAGTATCCACCATACGGCACGCGCTTGCTGAGATGGCCATACAGGTGATGCAGCAGCATATTCCCTTCCAGCAGAATCCCGGCGTGGTTCCACTTATCCGCCTGCACCTGCATGATCACCATGTCACCCGGTTGCGGTGGACCATCAAACTCACGGAACCCGCATTCATACCAGCAGTCCTGATAAAAATTGTCCGGATACTCCTTTTCCCACCACGGATAATCAACGCGGTAATCGTGCAGCTCGATGCCGTGGGTTTGCCGAAAATAGCTCATCACCAGGCCCCAGCAATCGTAGTGGCCCAGCACGAATGGTCGCTCGAGGAGCGGCAACTCACCACGCGGGTGAATGGTACGGAGATCGCCTTCTGGCCAGCTGATAATATGCCAGGGGAGAAGGGTTGCGTCGCATTGCGCTTTATCCAGTTCGCTCGGCTGGGTGGTGGCATCAGGATGGCTGTGAACAATACCAGTGATCGTTCCCCATTCCTCAACCTCCGCATAATCCTCCGGCGCCAGCACAAAATTATCTTTCGACTCTGTGGCTAGGTTCCGGCAGGGGAAATAACGCTCCGCTCGCCCCCTCTGGGCGACGAGGCCGCAGGCCTCGCGCGGATATTCTGCGGCCGCATGTTCCTGGATGGCCTTAATCGTTTTCTGACGCATATCAGCTCCTGATTAATGAGGTGCCGGGGAACCCGCCAAACGGCAGTTCACTATTCTCACCATGACGTAATTTGCAGGCCGTGAGCGTTCCGTTGCAGACATCCTGCGACGGGTCATCAACTGGCTGATTGTTTCTGTCAAAATACCGGGTGCCGGCATAGTCGCACCCGTTACCGCTGCGGTACTGATTGCGGATACACCAGGTGCAAATCGCATGCAGCTGGCGAGTGGGGATCATCATCCCCTGCAGGGCAAACGGGCTGGAGAGAGTAAACTCCACCTTCTCATCGTCTTCATAATGCTTTACGTCAATGAAGAAAAGGCGCCGTTTCTCCTGCGTCGGATCGGCTGAGGCATTCCCGTCCGGGAAGTTCTTCGCATCGAGATACTGTTTTTGTGTGTCGTGGATGACAACCCGCGCCAGAGCCAGATCGTCGTAATGAAGACAGAGCGCGGATATCTTCCCGTCGATGTTCCCTACCCGCAGCGTTGGCTGCGCGTCACTGCCCGTGGTGGAGGACTCGATCCCTTCGATTTCACATGGCCAGGCTTTATACTCCCGCCCCTGCCACCAGATGCTTTTCGCCGGCAGCTTATCCAGGTCGCCGCCAGCGGCGAGGATTTCGGCTGCAGTATGGGGAACGTTATAGCCATGGAAATACAAAACCTCGTCCAGGCCAAACGCCTGGCCATCGATCTCCAGGAGACGAACCTCATCGCCTGGCTCTAACTTCTGATAATTCGCGTTAAGGCTCATGGTTTAAATGCCTGAATAAAAGTGGCTGAAAGTGAGTAATTTCCGCCGCCCAGCGGCACCGGTTTATATTGTTCGCAGCGGAAAAGCTCCACCTCTTCCAGAGGCGGGGTCCACTGAAACGCGCGGGTGCCTGCATGACGGTCGAAGAACTGCTTAATCGGGCGGATATAGTCCTCCGTACCGACAAAACTCAGCTCCCAGTCCTGTGATCGGGTGTTAATACCATCGCCGGATACCTGCGTATACCCGTCACCGAACTGCGCCTTCCGGACACGAAAGTTAACGGTCTGCTGGGGATTAACCCGCGGACTCCAGGTGAATATCTCAATAGCCATTAGCGTTGCCCTTTAACTGCATTCCAGACCATCCCGCCAGGCGCATATCCTGCGCCATCAGCTCCCTGTATTTTTTCTCCACAAACGAGCCGATCTGCTGGCCAAACTGCTCAAAACCAGACGGCGCCTGCGTTGAGGTGTTTCCGCCTTCAATCGTGATATAGACTTTTGGCCCTTCGGACGCGCCGGCGTTCTGACCACCACCGACAGCGCGTACACCCAGCGAACCATCGCCGGCACGCGTCAGTGGCATGATGGCCTCCGGCCCGGCCTCGCCAAATACGCCGGCCCCTTTTGCGAAAGCGAAGAACTGCGGAGAGTCGTAGACCTGGTTGCTGTATGCGCTCAGCGACGGCGAGTCGTAAACGCCGCCTTTGGCGTTGAACTGGAAGTTACTGGCGGCATTCTGGATCGCCGTCCCCGAGCCTGCGCCCGCAGCGCCCGTGACAACGCTGGTCCCGACGCCCACCACGCCCATAATGGTTTGCATGACGGAACTGGTGACCAGCGCCTGAGCGGCCATATCAACGAGGTTTTTTATGATCGACTGCGTGAGCGAGGAAAACAGGTCAGCCATGTTCTCCTTAAAGCTTCTCGTCCGCGTCAGCATGCTCGTCAGGAAGTTGCTTGAGCGCTCATGGGCCGTTTCAAATAACCCGACGGCCAGGCTCTGGAATTCTCCCTGTGATCGGTATAACTCCAGTGACGTCTGATACTGCGCATCGGCGGATTCTTTCGTCGCCTTCTGCATCAGCATTTCGTACTGTTCTTTGCTGATCGCGCTGCCCTGGTAGTACGCCTGCAGCAATGCCTGCCGCTGCGCAAGCTGATTGCGCAGCGAGACCAGTGGATCAACTTCGCCGGCGATATCCAGTGCCGGCGCAGCGATTTCATCGGCATGCGCCTGCAGCAGCTCTTTCGCAGTATCTCTGGCCAGCGTTATTCGTGCGGCCTGGTACTCTTTTTCATCAAGAAGGCGGGCTTTGAAAAGCTCAGCCAGGTCCCGGCTGGCTTCCTGCTCTTTTCGCAGAGTTTCCTGGGCGGGGGAATACTGCGCGGCCAGATCCAGTCGCTGTTTCTGGTAATTCTCTGCGTTCATTAACAGCGCGCGCTGCAGGTCAGCATCACTGGCGCCATTTTTCTTCGCCGCTTCCTGCAGCTCCCTGTTACTGTCCTTTTCCTGCAGGTTAATTCTGGCCAGGCTGGACGCATGGGCTTCTTCAATTTGCTGCCGCAGCGTTTTGAACTGGTCGACCTGGGACTTACTGCCTTTCCCCGTGCCGGTACCGCCATCGCCGCCCCAGGGATTTCCATCTCCGGTCTCTTTGGGGGCGTGCTTAACGCTCCTTTCAGATCGTCCGTAAGGGAGGTTATTTTTCCCGACAAACCCAGCTGAGCCAGTGTTTTTGCATCACTGACACGCTTAATGTTTTCCTCGGTTTTGCGGAGTCCCTCGTTAACGCTATCGAGATCCGCCCGCGCCCGCGTCTGGTCTTTTGTCACCCCTTCCAGCTGGCCGAAGGGGTCAAACCCTTTCAGGCTGTCGATACGACTGTCGGCATCCTGAATCTCTTTTATCAGCTGGTTACGCTGCACGACCTGGTTTTCGTACTTATCCTCCAGGTCGAACTGCTTCACATTTAACTGGTTAAGCGAGAGGCGCATCAGCGCTTCACTGGTTTCCACTACGGCATCTTTTAAATCAATGGCCGATTGCCGGGCTTCTTTTGCCTGTTGATGGAAATATAGTAATGCAGATCCAGCCAGCGTCGCCGCGCCAACCGGACCACCAACAAAAGCCAGGGCGCCTCTTGCCAGGCCCACCGCAACGGAGGCCGCACGGGCTGATATCGACAATTGCCGGTTTGCCGCCGCCAGTTTCAGTTTCGCCTGGCTGGCCAGGTTCGTTTGCTCAGTTTCCTGCCGGATAAGCCGGGTAAACTCATCCTGGTAACTGATATTCATCCCGTACTGTTTAGCCGTCCGCTCCATCTGCCGGTAGTGGCCAAACTCAGCGTCGTTCTGTTTCAGGATGGCAGTTGTCGAATCCAGCGTTTTGCGGGCGATCTCCGCATCAGCCTGCGCCCGCGCTTTTACCGCCGCCTGGCTTTCCCGCCAGGCCGCGATATTCTCCCGCAGCCCTGCAGTCAGTTTCGTGGATAACACGGGGTATCAGGCTGTAAAGCGCCACGCTGGAGACGGTGTTGAAATTGTCTGCCAGGCTGTTCAGTGCCTCCGTGGCAACCTGAATCCCGCTGCGGAGTGGCCCGTTACTGCTCTGGCCGATCTTAATGACCATCCCCTCAAACGCACTGCTCAGCCCCAGCAAATCGCCGTTCAGGTTGTTAACCCTGATGGATGCCTGCTCATGCGCCGTTTTGGTACCGGTCAGGGAAGCGGTCAGCTCATCAAGCTTTGAACGGTTCTGGACCAGGATAGACGCCGCATTCAGGTTCTCCACGCCAAACAGTTTTACGGCCTGGGCCGTGGAGAGATTTTTCCCGGAAAGAGTGGTCAGCGCCTGGCTGAGACCAACCACGGACGGCTTGAGGCTCTTGTCTGTGCCCTTTTCCAGGTTCAGGATGACGTTACGCAGCGCCGTGCCGGCTTCACCGCCTTTAATTTCACGCTCTGCCAGCACCTGAATCGCGGCATTCAGCTGCTCAAAACCAACGCCGGCCTGTGCGGCTGCGACGCCACCATTTTTAATGGCAGCCGCCGTATCAACAATCTCCGACGACCCGTACTTCGCGCCGGCGGCCAGCACGTTGATATAACGATCCGCTTCCTGCGCGCTCGCCCCGTACTGGTTTAAGGAGAGCGCCAGCGTTCTGGTCGCATCGGGCAGCGTTGTGCCGGCGGCCTGCGCCAGGATAAGCGCGCTGTTCGTAGCCTTCTGCAGTCCATCGGACGTTTTTAAAAGCTCCGGTTTAGCCGACGCCATCAGCTTTAACGCTTCGGCGGCCTGGCTGGCGCTGTACTCTGTCGTGCGCCCCATTTCCTGCGCAGCCAGATCCAGCGCTTTCATTTCAGCTGCAGTCGCACCGGTGATGGCCTGCAGGTCTGATAATGCCTGTCCATATTGTCTGGACGTGGTGACGATCGTGCCGATGGAAAGGCCGGCTCCTGCCAGCCCCGCCAGCCGGCTGGCCATCCCGGATATCGACAGACCGACCTTCTTATAGGCGTCCTCCGTCTTTTTCGCGTCCGCCTGGGCATTACGGTTAAACCGTCGTGACTGGTTCTCCGCATCGCCATACGCTCCCAGCAGCTGGGATTTAAAACTGGCTGCGTTCAGGTGCAGCCCGACCGCTAAAGATGCGACGTCTGCCATTACATTAACGCCCTCATGACTGCCGCGCATTCATCATCGACCCGGAATGGCGCAGGTGTGGTTTCGGTAGGTGGCGCGTTTTCATCGCCAGGACGGCGGAAAATGCCCTGTTTCAGGAAGTAGGCTCGCCAGTGGTACAGCGTGTTTGCCGGCAATGCGGCAATTTTGGATGGGTCAGGCTCGCCCCAGCGGTCGGCCAGCCAGAAGATAAGCTCCAGCCAGGGCGAGTCACTCAGTTTTTTTCCGCTTCCTCCAGCTTGCCGATTGCGTGTTGCTTCACTTTTTCCACTGCGGCCAGCAGTTCGAGGTTTTCATGGGCCTTCAGCAGTTCGGCTGCCGTGGGTTTAAACTCATCCGGAATGGCCGTTCCATCCGGCTGAACCAGTGCATCGATGACGATCTGGATGACTTGCTCCGATGCCTCGCGCGCTGCGCCAGCTTTTGCGGTTTCAGCCATTTTCTCTTCGTAGCTGATGAGGTAATCCCCGGTCAGGCGGCGGATGAATACGGTGGCGCCAAATAACTCGGTTTTAATGACGGTTGGCTCCGATTTAAGCAACGCGGATTTCAGCGTGGACAGGTAATCTTTATCTTTCACAGGTAGTCCTTAAAAATAAAAAGCCACCCGAAGGTGGCTGTTTAAAGGTTAAGTTAATCAGGCACCGCCGGAGACAGCGACGGTTCCCCAGGCGATCTTGTTCTGTTTACCCTGAACAGTGATCTGGATGACCTCATTCGCCGGAGCGGCGATTTCATTCATCTGCCACCCGGACAGCGCCAGGAGCATCGTCGCTGTTCGCTTGTTGGGTAATTCGACGTATAACTGGATGGTCTTGCGGGCCTCTGCTGCGTTCAGCAGCGCGGCAAAATCGGTATTGCCCGGATCATCAATGAAGCCCAGCGACTTTTCAGGCCCGTCAGGCAGATCGCTGATGGACTGTTTCTGCTTATCCAGTAACGTGGTGCAGTCGACAAAGCCCCCCGTCTGCCCCATTGCACCCAGCGCTTTACAGTTAATCAGCGGTTTCAGCGCTGACGTGGCAGCGCCAGGCTCTCCGTATTTCACAATGGTGCCCGCCGGCAACATCGCATATTCAGGCGAAGTTTTATCAGCCATGTTTCTCTCTCTTTTTATACGGCAGCGGATGCTACCTGTTTTCAATGCCGTTTCGGATTTCCACGGTTAACACGCGCAAAACGGTCTGGAGGTTGTAATCCAGGGCGGGTCGGATAAAGGGGTCTGCAACCTGTTTAACCGTGCCAAACTCCTGCGCCAGCGCCTTCATATGGTGCTGCTTGCTGGGGCCAACACGGAGCGTTACAACCGCGTTCCCTTTACCCTTGCGGGTGGAAGAGCGGATTTTGATTGAGTCCCGCATGTGCGGCCCGGCAGACGTTTCGTCAAAGCCGGCATGCTGCTTCATATCTTCCTCGACGACCTTTAGCGCTTCGCGCCCGGCATCCCGCAATACCTTCGTCGCCACTTTTTCGCCCAGGGCCATTAACTGCCGCTCCAGCTCATCCAGCCCTTTAACTTCCATTCGGATCACGAGGAGTCCTCCACGTAGTGAATGATGAAATCGCGGGTCAGGCGATACTGAATGCGACGATTCGTCAGCTGGTTTTTATCCTGATGGATGCCGCCTCGTTCCACATACTGAACCGGAATACCCTCCAGCTGGCCATGAACGACGGACTTCAGTTCCGTCCAGATTTTTTTATCCAGCTGCAGCAGTGAGGTGTAATCATCGAGACGGTACAGATTCACCTGGATACGGGCAGATACGATCCCCGTTCGCAACATTCCAGAGACCATTTCCGGGTCAGAGATACGCTGAAAGGTCGCTCCTTCCTGGACCGTGTCCGGCAGTAAAAGCGGATACGCATTCATGCCGGTGATGCGCTCCAGCGCACCCTTAATCGCCAGCTCTATCATGCCGCCCGTCAGCCTCCCCCGTGATAATGATCCGGTCCGTTTTGCGGTCGATATTCCGGACGGTATAAACCAGATTTTTCGTCGTGATTTTCCAGTCAATATCAACCAGCACACCCGGATAGACCGTAAACAGGCAGGTTTCCACCACCTGCTGCTGATCCAGCGTGCGGACTTTCCGCCCCGATACCAGCTCCCGTTTTGCCCACGCTTTTCCCGATTCAACCTGCTTTTCCGGTAGCGGTTCGCCCAGCGGCCCCCGACCGGACTGAACGTAGCTAATCGCAATGCGACAGTTCATATCACCCGGTTTCAGGCTCATAGCGTATGCTCCTGCAGGGGGAAAAGAAGATGCCTCACCGCAGCGGTTTCCAGCCACTGTCCGGTATGGCCATTCAGATACGCATCGCTGACCAGAAACTGAATGGCCAGCCTGATATCTTCATCCGCAATAAATCCGCGGACGGTCTCCGGGAGCGCCTGCAGCTCTTCATCACTGGTGACCAGCTTGCAGTAATAATCACGCTCGATGCTCGCTGCGCGGCGTTCACCATTTGCGTGAGCATGGCGTCATGCTCCGTGAAATCCAGTTCCAGGCGTAGCTGTGTTTTCACATCATCCAATGTCAGTATCAAAATCGCTGTCTCCCGGCTTCGGTTTCAGCGCACGTTCGGCATCCTCCGGCCATACCGCGATACGCCGCTTAACCAGTTCTTCGGCGCGCGATCCTTCAAAGCACGCGATATCTCCACGGGAATAACGGTGGTGCGGCCCAAGGAACACAACGGATTTACGCTCTGCCTGTGCGACCACGGTCGCATGATTGTCCTGTGTGCCTGTTTCTTCCGGCTCCACTGCTTTATTTTTCGCAGCCATAACATTCTCCTGAAAGGTAAAAGCCCGCATATGCGGGCCGTATTTATTGAGGGATGGGTTAGAACAGGACGCCGGTACCCAGCACCAGGCCTTCCGGATGACGGAAGCCAATATCATGCTCAGTAACAACGCGGATTAGCGACTGGTTACGGGAAAACGCAGATACCAGGGTGCCATCGGCATCGATATAAGAGGCTTCCTTCGAGAAGTCGACTTTCATATTGCCGTCTTCAGCGATAACCACATCATTGAAGTCAGCAAAGTAAATCTCAGTCTCCTTACCCCCGGTCCCCAGATTCGCAGGGATCGCGCTGGTACGCTGAACCGGATATCCTTTAAGTAATCCCTGAGCCATTTCCGGATAGACTTTGTTGCCGTTGCCGTCACGCAGCCCAAACAACTTCATATAGGTACGGTTCGACATGCCCCAGCCGCTGCTGATCATGTTGCTGTTGCCGTCCATCGCCATCAAAATGATCTTGTCCAGGTACTCGTCAACCGTATTCAGGTTGATCGCTGCATCAGCTTCCCACGGCAGCAGGCGGTTCCACTGCGTCGCGCGCGCCTTCATACCAATCGGTGTATCGCCGGTACCGTCATCGCGCATAAAGCTTTATCCTCACGCACTGAGATGGCGGTCAGAATATCCTGCAGGACCAACTGCTCGACGTTGAATCCGGCGCGGCCAATCAGTGCATTGGAAATAGGCACCATCGCAATCAGAGTTTTCGCCGTCAGTTTTACATCATCAAAGCGTGTTTCTGATGTCTTGGCGTCTTTGTTTTCCCCTGTGTAGCTTGCCGTTGCTCCACCGGCCACGCGTGGTAGCGTCATATTACCGTTAGGCAGCGGAACGGGACGGGCACCCAGCTTGCGGACGATGGTTCGGTCGCTCAGTAGCTCGATCACCTCACTGTGGAGGTTCTGCGGAATAAGCACACCCCCTGACGCCGCTGCGGTGGAAATGGCCATCGATACGGACTGGTCATTCAGCTCTTCTGAAGCGAATTTTGCCGCGTCCTGCAGATTCCCTGCGCCTGCGGCGACAGACATAACCAGTCGGGTCATGCCAGCACCGGTGTACTGTTTCGGCTCCTGCTTAACAATAATGCCGGGGGCCTGCTGAGTCGCTTTCACGGGTTTTGCGACCAGCGCCGCAGCACGTTCAGCGGCTTCCAGGCGTTCAATTTTGGCGCTGATATCAGTGAACTGCTGCTGCAGGTTCGCAAACTCCGTCATCTGCTCCGCAGTCAGCGTGCCGCCGCTGGCGTCAATGGTTGCCAGGGCCTGAACCTGTTCGTTGATACCCGCACGCTGACGACGCAATTCTTCAATATGTGGCATTTTATTTCTCTCTTTTTAGACATAAAAAAAGCAGCCTGCTGGCTGCTTAAGGTGACGCGGTTTGTGTTTGCGCCGGGTTACATTTTGGTTTGCAGGTCCATCGCGGCTGCCTGCATCTGAATGGAGGTTTTTTGACGGGGTTGCTGATACTTTGCCGCGATAGCATTGATCGCCGCCTGGGGGTCAGAGACTTCATCCGCCAGGCCGGCAGACACAGCGCCAGGGCCAAAATACAGCCCCGCCTGCGTATCAATGACGGCCTGCTGCTTCAGGCCGCGATATTCGGCCACCGACCCCGTAAACGTCTCGTACATTTCGTCGATCATGCCCTGGAACATACCCAGCGACTCTTCACTCAGTGGTTCATGTTGGGTGCCGTTATTTTTGTTATCTCCCCGGTAAATGGTGGTGAACGTCAGCCCCATTTTTTCTTCCATCTTCGACGTATCGAGGTGCTCCATGATCACACCAATCGACCCCACGCCACTGGTCTGGCTGACGATGATTTTGCTGCAGGCCGATGCGATGAAATACGCGGCGGAATACGCGCTGTAGTTCACAATCGCCGTGATGGGTTTCGTGTCGCGAGACTGATAAATGTAATCGGCCAGCTCCTTGCACCCCACCGCTGCGCCGCCGCCGGAGTTAATATCCAGAACGATTTCGCTGATTGAGGGGTCGTTTAACGCCGCCTGCAGCTGCCCGCGGATCCGCTCGTAGCTGGTCAGCTCGGAGCACATCGCCGTAATCTGCCCCCGGCGTGGAACAAGAATGCCGTGAACGGGGATCACCGCCACCCCGCCGGTGGGCTGGACCTGCTCAGCAGCAGGTGATTTACCCGGATTCAGCGACATCTGAATGACGGCATCTTCGGTGATCCCCTGAATACGGGGGATGAGCACCGCTTTCACGGAGTCCATTGTTTGCCGCGTCACGTAATGCGGCACGCCAAAGACCATATCTGCCAGGTGCGGCAGGTTAATTAATTTCGTTGTCATGTTGTCTTCCAGGTCATCCCGCGCGGCGGGAAATAATCAGGCTCTGGCCAGAAGGGTTTCGATTTCGGCCAGCTGTTTTGCTGTCGGCGACTTATCGCCAGGAAGGATCTTCGCGCTGTCGACCATATTGAGCGGCGTCAGGTATTTGTCCCCGCCAGCAATTGGCGGCAGATTCTCCATACGCCGGATATCGTTAGTGGATAGCCATCCCCACTGGCGGCCCAGCGCATACGATTCATAGCGTGACTTCTGGTCGCCTCGCAGCAGCCCGGAAACGTTGAACTCGATGTACAAATCGCGGCGTTCGCTGGGCAGAAGCAGATCGCGCTGCAGCGCACCCTCATGGCGTTTCAGCCAGGCCAGCAGCGTATACATCACGAACTGCAGGCCCTGGTGCTCGATGTTGTTGTTGGTCGCTTTCGCCAGCATCTGCACCATATGTGGCGGGATTTTATAGAGCCGGCAGACCTCTTCCACGCCCCACTGCCGCGACTGTAGCAGCTGCGCCTTTTCGTTATCCTGCGATAGTTGTTTGTAGCTCATGCCCTCCTGCAGCAATGCCACAGAGAACATATTGTGAATACCGGAATGGCGCTCGGTCCATTTCGCCAGCAGGCGATCAATAGCATCCTGGCTTTTAATGGTCGCAGCCTCTTTCGGACGCTCTATCACCCCGCTCATCGTTGTCCCGCGCCGGAATGTCGCGGCCGCATGCTCCTCAACCGCCAGATTCAGCCCCAGAACATCTGCGTTCGTCTGAATGGGGGAACTGCCGATATAGCCATCCAGAGAAAAGACCTTCACATGGTGCATCATGCGCATCGGCAGAATTTCACCGACTTCCGGGAGTTGGTAATACGGCATACCGTCCGGCCCTTTCAGCACAATGACCTTTTTCGGGTTAATGGGGATCAGCTCTTTCGGGTAGCCTTTTCCGTCCCGTTCGATGATCGAGTAGCAATTTCCCTCCAGCCCCAGCAACCCCTGCTGCTGCTCGAAATACTCGAATGAGGTGTCTTTTCTGTTAGGCTGGGAGTGAATCAGGTCATAAACCGGGTGATCCGTCGCACGCTGGCGCCCGCCATTTTTATCCCGCCGGTAAAGTTCGCACGGCAGCTGCGCGACGGACTCCGCCAGGAGGGTGACACAGGCCCGGACCGCTGAAAGCCCAAGAGCGGTTTCCGGCGTGATTATGATGCCAGTTTTGCTCTGGCTTGAACGAACCCCGCCCAGCATGGCTTCCCAGAAGCTATTACCCGAATATTGTCGGCCCCTGAACATCTGGGGAAGGAACATTATTCACCTCCGCCATTGCTGACGCCGGAGGAAAAGGCCCGGCTTGTCATATATGACCAGCCCAGACAAATAATCCCTCCTGTTATCAATCCCACTGATGGAGAAATAAGCCAAGCACCCGCGGATAACAATCCAGCACCAGTGAGGCCGACAATAAAACTCAGAACTGAAATTAGCATGCTATATCTTCCTCATCGTATACGGATGTCATCACTGAACTGTTAAGCATGGCGCGCCCCAGCCCCATCATTAAACCAACCGCACCATCTATCTTGTTCTGCCGCCCTTCTTTCCCGGGACGCACAATATCGTCACTTCCGGGAAGGTACTGGCCGACGATATTGGAAATACACCAGTTCATGACGGGGTGTCCGTCATGATGGAATCTCCCGAGATGAGCGCAGCCTCAATCTCTCTCATAGGATCACTCATATGGGTAAAATTTTGTCTTATCTCGACAGGCTCAAGCCCCTCTTCCTCAAGCATGTGACGTAATGAAGTCGCGCCATAAGGATCAATGGGGCATTGGGCAATTTTTACGGTATTCCGCAGCTTCAGGATCGTTTCAAATATCAGTCTGTAATCAACTTCGCCACCATCGGTCGGGATCAACTTACCCTGCCGGACAAAGGACTGATAACGTTCTGCGGTACTTTTCAGCGCGGTCTCCTGCGAGTAAATGGTTTCTTCGGGTGCCCAGAACAGAGGAGAAACACAGTAAAAATGTGTTATTCCGTCTATTTCACGACGAAAAACTGGAACCACGGCATTGAGGTCAACTTTCGAGGCCAGATCGATACCCAGCCAGCATTCTTCCCCTTCAAAATCTGACAACTTAAGTTTTTTATCGGCTGCATCCATCCATTTTCTCAGGTCGTAATAAGCTGATTTTGCGCTTACCCAGCGATTGAAATGCTTGGTCAGAATCTTGTTTGTCTGCCCTGGCGTCGACATACCCAATAATTGTTTAGCCCGGAGAAAATCTGCTTTTACCGAAATGCCATAGTTGGGGTTTGCCTTGATTAATGCCTCAGGCGTCGTCCAGTCATCATCGTCATCAAGGCCATAAATCAGCCCAAATATGGTTTCATTTTCCTCGCCATTACGGGTTCTCCGCAGGATCTCGACAACCTGAGTACGCTTTTCATAGCAAGGGGATGTAATGTCATAGCCGGCAGTGGTGATGATCAGTGTCATCGGTTGTTCACGAGCCCCCATACCGGTGGTCATGGTGGTGTAAAGCGCATCAGTAGTATGTTCGTGATATTCATCAATGATGGCGCATGATGGCGAATCACCATCCCCCGGGTCACCGATCACAGGCGCAAAAACCGAACCGTCAGGGCGCGTCATTTTTTTTGCCCAGGGTTTTATCGAGAATTTTTGCCGCAATGCCGGCAGCTTTTTCACCATTTGCAGCGCCGGAGAAAATACCTTCCATGCCTGTTTTTCAGTCGTGGCGCCGCAATAGACTTCTGCACCATGCTCGCCATCTGCACAAAACATATAATTTCCTACAGCAGCGGCAATAGCGGATTTCCCGTTCTTCCTGGGCACCTCGATATAGATTTCAGAGAAACGACGCAGGCCTGTCTTCTTGTGTACCCATCCAAACGGTACGCCAAGAGCGAACTTCTGCCAGGCTTCAAATTCAATCCGGAGTTTACGCCGGGCCCATTCCCCTGAGGTATGAGGCATTTTCTGGGCAAAACGAAGAAATCGTTCTGCTTTGTTTTTATCGAAGCGGTAGGGCCAGTGGGGATCCTTTGCTCGTTCGAGGTCGTCCAGATGTCGCTGACAGGCAAGTATCGTTAACTGACACGCCAGAATCTTCCCGCCAACGATATCCCGCGCATACTGGTTCGCTGCATTGACGTTCGGATAGGTTGCCATCAGTCAAACTCATCGAATTCATTCCCGTCATCGTCCGGATCCTTTTGTCCGCTGGTCATGCGAAGACGACTGAGCGGATCTAACCCCAACAGAGAGCCCAGGCGGGCAAGCTGGGAAACCGAGTCATTCCGGACATTAACTGCAGGGTGTTTTTTCAGCCCCCCCATTTCACTTTCTGAGGTCAGTCCGCTGGCCAGCATTTTTTCGGCTTCGAGCATCAGATGAAAAGCATTGCAGTAAGCCAGTAACAAAGGTGCGTCCTCCAGCTCAAACACCCCTCGGTCGATGAGTATTTTGCTTTGCGTCTTCCACATTCTTATTGCCGCCTCCCCCATTAACTCAGCGGGAGGCGCAATACGTGTTAATTTGCTTTTTTGCCCGGTGGGTAAAGTGGGTTTTCGGCCACCACCGGACGATCGAATTCCTCCGGCCATAAACGTTCCTTTGATAGATGAAACCTTCCGGAAAAAAGTTTCTTATTTCTGGCGTGTAAAAATAGACTTCAACGGGCAGTCCCGAAGCGCGAAAGGGGTCAGGGATTTGCTCCCCCCTACCCCCTGGCTGCAGCTGCCTCAGTCGAGATGGAGGTCGTCATTCCTGCTACTCCGGTGGCGAATACGGTTCGCATTGCGTGGGCCGGCATATCTCAGACGTTCAATGAACACCAGTTGTTATACCGGCGGTCAGGATCCTGTCGCGGTAGCAGATCCTCCATCGGCCTGCAGTACGCTTTCTGGTAGCCGTTCATCTAATGGCTGGTTCTCGAACACCTTCATCCCAAACTGACCGATCCAGGTGCTGACTGAGTTGATGTTCCCTGCGATGAAGTCGGTCACCTCGGCGATCAATCCTTTAACGACGACATCCGTACTCTGACGCCAGTAATTCTCAATCGCGACCAGCAACGGATCGGAACCATTACTGACTGATTGTTCACCTACGCTATACGTTTTTTTCTTTGCGCTATCGGTGATACATCGCAGCTGGCTGGTCTGGACGGCTCCAGCCTCTGCCGCAATTACCTGCATCGTCAACGTAGCCACTTTGTTCCCGTCTGCATCAGCGCTGGATGCATAGAACATAGAAAGCGTCAGATCCGTGCGTTGATACATCATTGCTTACCTCCACGACGACGGCGGGAACGGCGACCGCCGGGAGGCGGAGATTGTTGCTCATGTACCAACTCACCCTCTAAAGGTTCCGGAGCCGACTCAGCAGCCGGTGTCGGTGCAATATCATGCGCAATAGTCAGTTTCAGCAGTGGGCGGCCTCCCTGGACATGCTCAAAATGGATGCCATGCACGGCTTCATTCATTCGTGACTGACCATCCGTCTCCAGAACGGTCAAAACGCCACCAATGTATTCAATTTTAAAACTCTTCATCGGGTTCTCTCTGTTGCTGTTTTCGCTCTATGGCAGGACCAGCACAACGACTCCAGATTGGAATCGTCGTCGGTACCGCCATGAGCTTTGGGAATAATGTGGTCGACACTTGTGGCTTTCGTGGCGATGCCATGACTCCGGCAGTTTTGGCATAGATATTTATCGCGCTGGAGGATTCTGGCTCGAAGGATTACCCAGAAGTGACCGTAGCCCCTTTCATGCCGGCTTTTCCCACCCTGGTAGTTGCGCCAGCCGTCGCCAGCATGTTGCTGCCGGTGGATCTCACAATACCCACTGACATCATTCGTCACAGCCGCGCATCCTCTGTGCCGGCAAGGTCGTTTAGCTCGTGGTGGCATAGACATCCTTGAGCATGAATTGAGGGAGAGTTAAAGCGGTACTGTCGAGGGGAGGATCTGAAACTGGCAGCGATGTGCATGACAAACCGTCACACTCAATCGCCACCAGCTTCTCGTCTACGTATGCAATTTTTAAGTTCTTCATCGCGGTACCTTTTGCGAATAAAAAAGCCCCGCTTATCGTGGTGTATTAATCAACGGGGAGCGGGTCATATAAATTTCTGATACATCATCTCTTTCACTTAACAAGCAACTTTATAAAATTAGATTTAGCTCAATTTTTACTGGCATTTTCAGAGGTATAAAATTCTTGCAATCCCTGCTTTACGTTAAAATTTCCAAAAAAAGGAGCTTTAATGAGTCTTCATCATTACTACCCACAGCTAAGATGGAAACCTGCTGAGTATGAATCTCTGATGCAGTTAGATCAGACAATAATCTCTGGTTTCACCCCTATCCTCACCATTCTTGATATTGACTGGGACTACGAAAATGACTGTTATAAAAAATCGTTAAGCAGCTATTTATCTGACTTCGGTGCTAATCTCGCAGCATCCTGGACTCCTATACGTCCAGTTTTGTTAGACCTGAAGTATCTGGATAAACATGGTTCAAGTCGCAATCATCCTTTAGATATGTGCATTAACGACGCCAGGGCGTACGGAAAGGAAATTGTGCCAGTTGTTTCTCCTGCATCCACTGCAAACTACATACATGCTGTTCAGCGAAACATATCTAATGGTGTTGCTATTTCACTTAGCCCCCAAACATGGCACTTGTTTGCACACTTGCTAAATCAGTTAAACCTTCCTCCTAACTTGATTGACATCATTGTAGATTATGGCGATATCCAAAGTGCTAATGATAGCTTAAAACAACAAGCCTTAGCCGTTATTAGTTCTCTTTCAGGACAAGCACCTTGGAGAACATTAATCTTATCTTCAACCTCTTACCCCAGCTCGCAGACGGGAATTCCTCAGCATGTAGTCCATCATATTCCACGACACGAATACGATCTCTGGTTATATGTAGTGAAAAATTCTATCAATGGCAGGACACCCTGTTTCAGTGATTATCCAACAGCAAGTGCTACCATAACGAGCGTAGATCCACGATTCATGTCTCAATATGTTGCAGTAAGATATTCGAATGATACTTCATGGATTTTTGTAAAAGGTACAGCAGTTAAGGGAAATGGGTGGAGCCAAACTAAAAATCTTTGTTCTATCCTAGTCAATTCGGCTGAATACCAAGCATTTGGCCCAGGCTTCAGTTTGGGAGACCAGTACATATACGATAGGGCTGCTGGTATTAATAAATCAGGGGGTTCTAAAGATTGGCGTAAAGTAGCCCATATACACCATCTTACGCTGGTTGTTAGACAGTTAAATCTATTGTCACAGTCTATTCCGGCTAGACCCTAACCTTCCAGTCGATCCGATTCTTTAATGCAGTTCTGACTTCAAGTCGAAGATCTGCAACGGGTATAAAATCGGCGACGACATTCCATAACTCAAATCGGGGCTTGCTTTTAAAACCTTTAGAACGGCCCCAACGCTCTAGAACGTCAATACACTCATCTCTCCATAACAACTGAGCGAGCATCAAGGAATCGTAATTCCGATTGAGCTTTTCGGCACGCATATGCTTGATACGAATCGCCCCCTTTGGCCCTACTGATACGGTCTTCACCCCCCACCAGCTAGGTATTAACTCAAGCGCTCCGTCCAGATGCTTATCTGCTACAACGAGAGTAACCTTGTCCATAACGGCAGAATAATGCTTGATTTGTAGCGGCAACCGTTCCAAAGAATCATATTCACTTTTCAGTTCATAACCGTGAAGAACGCCGTTAACTACCGCTATATCTGCTCTGCTGGCACCAAGGGATATGGAAAACTCATCGATCACAAGACAATCAGGATCTAAATGCGACTCTTTAAGAAGCTTCTGATGAACCGCAGCCCTAACATCTTGATCTCTCATAACTTCCCCCCTCATACTCCGTCACTGAATTATAGCGCACAGCATTTTACTGCATTTAACGAATTTGGCCACTTCTATCACAAAAAGCATATGATTAGCATGAAGACACTAATGAATCAGGGGTAAGCATCAGTTCTGTTATCCAGCAGACTGCAAAAATGACGGCTGACGTCCTTAAGGCGATTCATCCGGTCAATGTCGCCGGGAGTTAAAGTGCGATATCCCTTTATGGTGTTGCCGACCTGCGGTTTAGCTTCGCTAATTTCGAACCCTTTTCTGTTAAATGCGGACAGTTAGCCTGCGCTGATTTGTTGTGCGTCAGAATGTCGCGCTTTGTCTGCTTATCCAGCACATCGATATCATGATCGGTCAGGTAGATAATGCGAACCCAGTAGCAGGCTGTATCAACGACTACCGGGGCGGGTGAAGTACTTACGCAGCTCCCGATCAACATCGTCATTAGCCATACGCTTAACGCTCTCTTCAACATTACTGGCCTCTTTCGTAGCTTCCGCCTTACGTTCTGCCGCTGCGACGCTTGCGGCTGCGTTTTCTTCGGTACGCTGCTGATCAGCTTTGGCTTCTGCCTTACTGGTTCCGCGAGCATGGCCGATGCAGAACGCGCCAGCGATAGCGCCCAGAATAACAACCACAAGACCTGCAATAATTTCGAAGCTCATTGCTGCGGCTCCTTCAGTTCGTCAGCCTTATCTTTCAATGCTGGCTGGCTTACGTATTGCGATAGCACCGCCAGTACTACCAGCGCTGGGCTAATTAGTGCAACGATGTTTGGGGGGAGGATGTTTTTGAGGTCCGGCGGTAGAATGGTCCAAGCGCGCAGGGCAGCATCTGGGAACGACTGCGCCCACACGCCAACCAGCGCACCGATAGCCCCCAGTTTTACAGACCACGTTTTCTGCAGCAGGCTGGCATGGCCAACGAACTCCAGCCGAGTATATTTGCGTAGAAGTAACAGAACGAGCACAGCCACCAGCACGAGCAAAGCGAAAATTATCATCTTCACAACACACGCTCCTTAACCCAACCGTAAAGAAAATCCTCGTTGCTTCGCGGCCCTCCGCCAGTTCGAGGTATCTGGCCCCCTGGCTGCAGTTCAGTGCTCTAAGCAGCACCTGCTCGCCTTCTTTTCCGCGGGCAGAAAGATATCCCTTAAGCGCGGTGATGGTTCGGGGGCCAATGGCTCCATCCGGGCTCAGATCGGGATACAGCTTCCCGCGCATATTCAGGGCAGTGAGCCAGCGCTGGAAAAACTTACTTGCAACCGATGGCCCCATGTTCACCCCAGTGTCGCAAAGCTCATCTGCCAGTAACGTAGATAAACTTGCCACCTGGTCAAACCGGGGTCCGATCCAGTAATCACTCAGCAGGATTTGCTTTGCTGTTTCCCTAGGCAGCTCTCGCATATCACCGGTGTAGCCATGCGCGCGAGCTGTGGTCTGTGTGATGCCCCAGCGGGTTGGCCCGCCTTTATCAGAAGGGTGATCGACATACCCACCTTCTTTTCCGAGGATGCCTTCAATAATTTGGTCTACTTTCATTGTGCTTTCATTCCGGTGATTCGTTCCCAGAAATATGTAAGCGCTACGGAACCCATAGCACCACTGACACCGGCAGTGGCCAGTATCATGTAAATACTCAGGCCACTTTCAATGCTGATGAGCCCACCAATGACCCCGGTAAAAGCCGAAACCACAATTTGCGCAAAAGCATTTATCCAGCTCCATTTTGCTTTGCCCTGCTTCACATCCATCAGGAATCGGACAAGGCCGCCCCAACCAGCAATGATCAGCAGAGCCAGCCAGGTGATTCCGGCCATGCTTTCTTTGTCTTGCATATGCTTTGCCATAGGTTCACCTCCGGGTTAACGGGGTGCTTTGTGTTTGATAAGGTTCAGGACCGGCAGGAGGAAATCTTATCAATGATGATTCCAGGTACCTGAAAATGAAAAAACCACCCTGAATAGGTGGCTAGATAATTCAACGCGAGCTATGTGCCCGGGGATAGTGTATTGTTGCGGACCATTCATTAGGAAATATCATATGCAACAACGCAAAAACTCAAAAAACAATCGCAACTACCTCATCAAATGTACCTGCCCTAGCTGCACCAACCAATCAGAACATAGTTACACCCGAGTCCAGAAAGGCTCTGCGCTGATGTGCCCTCACTGTAGTAAGATTTTCACTCAAGACAAACTTCCCACCGCTTAGGCTTTACATCATCATAATCTCTGGTAATGCATCCACTGCTGCGCTCGTATAGATTAGAGAAGTAAGCCCATTAGGCAATGCGGCCGATGAATACCTGTTAGACGGGTCTCGGCTTACTGGCAGAAAATTAACGTTCTGGCATCGGCAAGATAAAAGGCCTGCCGCAATGGAAGGCCTTTAGGGGGTTATGCAGTATGTGTGGTGCCGGGTGCCTCCCGGTAAGTCTGCCCCAGTCAACAGACCCGCGTGTGTGCTCAAAGAAAAAATTGACTGGTCGCCCCACCGCACAGGGGGATTCACCACACACCCACATTAGCTACACGATATGCGCCTAGTCAATTCAATGTAACCAGTAAAATACATCTTTCGGAAACTGTATAACCTAGCGGGCAATAATTAATCACTGCATATTTAATCATTACAAAAACAACAATAAATTTTCATATCTGTTATCAAATTAAGAAATTAATACTGTTAGGAATTTTCTCACTTAACTCGCACACTACGCCTCACGCGAACCACAATATCCATAGTCTTTCAGAGGATAAGCTCACATGACAACCATAATGATGCTAGCGTTAGCTGTTGTTCTTCTTTTAGTTGCAGTGGGTTCACTGATGTCTTACATCAAAGAAAGACGCGGATATAAAAAACTTTCAAAAAAAGATATTAACGGTTATCCACTTTTCAAGAAGCAGGGGTAGCGATACGTAAACATTCCCCCTGTTTTTTTGCTACCACCTTTGGGAACAAAGAACTGCCTTAATCTATAAGTGCTCTCGCTTGTGATGTTCAATTTACCGTTAAAGCGCTCAAGCTGTTGAGCTAAAACCGCAGTCTGGTGCGAATCTTGTGCGTATGAGATTAAACGTGAAGTACAGCACGCTGTAATCCAATTACCATGACCTGATTACTGATGTGAAAAGCCCAAGTAGTGCTTAGGCTAGATTATGAACAAAAAAAACCCGCTTAGAGAAGCGGGAAGAAAGTTGGCAACCAAGGCTGTAACGAAAGGAAGGTGCACCTAATAGTCCGAGCTACCGATTTACCAGGAAAGCCTTCTTTTTTTACCGTTACGTTCGTTAACCATAGCCTGACAGACAAAAAGAGCAAGGCTTTTGTCATTACAGTCACTATGTTAAGGCATTAGTGTGGTGCCGGGTGCCTCCCGGTGAGCATGCCCCAGTCGGCATGGCCCGCGCTGCATTTACAGGTTTCTGTAACTGACTGGTCGCCCCTCCGCATAGGGGGATTCACCACCTCGATAATTTATGATGCAAACATTCAAAGTGTCAATATCTGACCATACCGCCAGCGCCTCTGCCATAATATAAGCCAACAACGCCCACTTAAATTGTATGCATTCTAATACTTAAAGCTATTGCGAAGCCCTGACTCAATGTAGCACTCACTGATATCAGGTAAATACGAGGTAAGTGAAATGCTATCTACTGATAACCAAAGAATTTCAGAGATTTTTGAACGTTTGGCAGAAATAGCAGCTAAAACTGCTGAATTAACAAGCAACCCTAATCTATCCCCTGCTCAAAAGCAGGCAGCATGTGACAGTTACTTTAGCGAACATGATCAGTTAACAACCGAAGCCCTAGAGATCTTCAAAAAAATCACTAAAAATCCTCAGTGAATGCTGAAGCATGTGAGATTGCGTATGCAATACGACGATATGACAGGGGTATTGATGCAGCGCATCTCGCGAATACCCCTGTCGTATCGCCGGAAAGCAAAAACCCGCACGGGCGGGGTTTTCGTTATATTCAGATTGTCGCTTTTTGTCGCTGCCGAGTGCCGCAGCTCTGCCAAGCATGAAGGAATTATCTAGCTTTCTGGCCCATTTTCAATACCAAAAAGGCAACATAGCACTTTTTGCTAATCCGCATGAATCGCCTTATGGACAGAAAGGAAAGCTTTTGCTCTGAATATTTCAAGGCACCAGCGCACTCTTTTCCGGGCCTCACTGTCTGTTAACCATGGAGCCACCAGCTGTATTTCCCGTGTTATGTCTGAGATTTTTTTGCGGGTGGTGTAATAGTTAACGCCAACGAGATAAACAGGATCACCCGTTTCAAATATCGCCAGTACACATCGTTCAACAAATTCAACATCATCCTCAGTGATCGCAGCGTCAATGGCGACCGTTGCAGGCTTCGGCCACAAAATGGCATGCGCCCTGCTTAATGCCTGCCGCCCGCGATACCCTTCACTTCTTGCCTGCTCAATTGCTGCCGTAAAGCGTTCTAATGCTTTATCTGACCAGTGATCACCCTTCATGCCTCGCCAGCATGAATGTCCTGATGGTTTACGCGGGGCAGCACCTCCTCTCATCCCTTCCCCCCAAACAGTAAGCAGAGATTTTATCCAGGCGGACTGAATGCCATTAAGGGGAGTGAATCGGCCCAGCCAGCTTTTGCGCGGGGCGGCGGCCACAGTTTCTAATCCTGCACGGTGTAGACGGCGTTGACGTGGTGTCATTCTGTTCTTCTCCTTACTACGCCAGAACGCCGAGCGCGTATGCCCGGTCCAGCAATTTAATAATCAATACCGGCTGGGTGCCGTATTCACGCTCAAAAGCGGCAGGGTCATGGTGCAAAGCACGGTGGTGCTTGCGGCATAATGGGATCGTAAAAATATCGTGGGCCTTGGTGCCTACGCCGCCCTGCCCCCAGCCAATAAGATGATGTGCATCATCTGCAGGCTGCCCGCAGCACATACACGGCTGTTTTTTAACCCATGAGATAAACTCAGCTGATAACCATCGGCTCCGCTTAGGTCTCGCGAATAGTGTCGCCGGTGCAACAGGATCGACGTTCACAGGAACCAGAGGTTTGCCCGGCGTTGTTTTTGCCGTTGACCTGATTGCTTTTTCGATACGGGGAGAAAGAATGCTGGTGGCCGGTACCGACGGAACGATCTCACTCTCCCTGTAAACCGATTTAATGCCATCGTCTTTAATACGCAGGGATCGGCGCGCCATTTCTTCTGTAATTTCATCGCCAATCCCGGCGCCTACCGCCCACCAGCATAGCTCCGCCAGTGACAGTGATCGCTGGGCGTCCAGCCCAAGCGCGATGCGGGCAGTGTCGATTACCCAGTCAGCGTTGTTAACACCTACCAGTTGATCGAGGGTTTGTCCCGTTTGGTTTTTCAGCTCATTATCACAGTGCCAGCATGCGATTATTACACCCGTCGAATGGCGAAACGGGACGAGCTCATGGTGATGGTAATCGGAATGTGTCCACTGACAGTTTTTAACCTGCCTACGCAACCATGACTCGAGGGCACTAACCCCACCAGCTGCAGTGATAACTGCCTTCTTCATGAAAAAAGGTCTGATCCCCATATCATCCCGCAACGGCTGCCGGGCATCAGGAAGACGTCCACTGGGTATCTTTTTCATGCTTGCCGGCGGTATTTCCACAAGAACCCGGCCGGCACCGAATAACGGCATTAATTCACTACCCGGCTTAAGCAGCACAATTCCAAGATGGCGTGCAATATCCACGTTAAGCAAAGCTCGCATCAGTCCCTCCACATCTTCTGTATGTAGGTCCTGTCAATCCGTGGCGGCTTCTTCGATTCCGGCAACAACACGCGGATCTCCCACGATGCAAAGTCTCTGGATAAGCTCTTCTCAACCACACAGTTATTTTTACGGTATCGCTCCACCAGCTCTGTAACCTCAGCCTCTGAAAGCTGCTCGTGTAAAAACCAACTTTTCTTCATGGCTGATCACCGAACAGTCGCAAAAACTCAATCGCTCTTTCACGCGCGCCGGGTTCTTCAGCTATCATTTCCTGCAGCAGCTGCACGGCGAGCATAGGCTCCTTTCGCCCGACGATGGAAATTCCTCTGGAGACACGGCGAGAGAGTTTTATGAAATTTTTTCTCTCTAACGCACGCAGATGCAACAGGACAGCATTAGACGAGCTAACGCCGAGCATATCGGCCAGCTCAGATAGCGTAGGTGGGTAGCCATGCTGATTGATGTAGGCGACCAGCAGATCGAAAACTTCCTGCTGTCGAAAAGTGAGTTTCGAAGACGAGAGTAAACCGGCGCTCGTTGAAGGAGCACCAGTCTGGTGGGATTTTGATACTTCAGTTGTTTGCGTCATGGCTTCTCTCCGTGACGCAGCAGGTATAGGTTGTTCAGGCCTATGACGGGATTGTAACAGAACCAGGGGGAACCTGGTAACCAACTCCAGACTTAGCCTTTTCAATCATCTGTGAAAAAAGAGAGAGAGTCCCAACGATCTCATCTGGCTGCAAAGGCATAAACGAAACAGTGTCGCCGCGCCGGTACATCAGAGCGCGCTCACACAAAGGAAAGGATGTCAGACGAGCAACGATCACCCCATCATCGCATCTGATAATTGCATAGCCGGTGTTCGGCATTTCTTGTTTTTTACTCACAGCAAAATCCTCAAAATAAACCAGGCAAGCCACTGGACCTCAACTTAACAGAACCAGTCATCAGCACTTTCCCAGGTGTCCTGCAGGATTTCCTCAATACGTTTTTTATCTCCGTCCATTCCTCCAAGCACGGTCAACCCATCAGAGCTGGTCCGACGAATCACAAGACTGCAGTTATTAAAGTTTTGATCCAATCGCCGCAGTAGCTCCTTCTCCAGAGCAGGCACAGCGCCATCCGGCAATTTTTTTTGGCGATCAATTGTGATTTCCACTTTCATAACTAGCTCCTCACGCAAGCACTGTATAAATAAACAGTATACTCGTTAGGTGAAATGTTCAAGCGTTTAATGCCACTTTTCGCTAACCCATGCTCATGTTTAGATTGATCTTTTCTTCTCAAAGGACGAAATCCGCTATCACAGGGATACAGTCATTTTTGTGGTGATCAACACCTTTGATAAGAAACGTTGCTACCTCTGGCGCTCCAGATTCCGCTCTTGGCACAGAGCGGACAATCTGAATGAGATGAAGGTCTGCTTCGAGCGAAAAGCGGACAGTGATGACAGCATTCTTTTTGAATCAATGGCGGGGCAGATGGTAATGACACAGGCTTTATGGACTGGTAATGGTCGCTCTGAAAGCGATCATTCCTGCAATCCCGCGTCTTCTTGTTCCGGAAAGCGGTTTTATAAGCGTGTGTGGTTTGTGTCAAGCATCTCAACGAAAATCGTTCATGAGACCGATGATTAAGTGACGTCGCACACAATGAACGCCTCGGCTCGCTGACCAGCCTGAGTATCTGTCGACTGCGTTAACCGGCAGAGTGCGGCTCCGCCGGGCCGCAAAAAGTGGTGTTTCAGGCCTGAAGACCATGGTCTGATAGAAAACAAAGGGGACGAATATTAAATCAGTACCTCTCGCAGTCTGATGGGGGCGTCTCCCCTTGGAAATACACTGGCGCTCAGACTATATGAGCCTGCCGGATCCCCTCCAAGTATAATCATTACAGGCTCCAAGCACTGGTAGCCAGGGTTCGCTGCAATGCTTGTCATGGATCTGAAGTCATCACCACTTGGCTTGGGTGAGCCTCCTGGATGAAAATGCCACTCACCAACATAATACAATCCCGTTTTCCATCGGGCATGAAGTAATGGCCTCAGCCCTCTGACGCCCCGTTGAAATGTCGTCCGGCCAGCGAGTGAATCCGCTGGACGAGTCGTGGATTCCACGATCATTGCCGTAGAACTGTCTTCGCTGTATGAGCCAATCAGAATGCCACCTGTTTCATTTACGCCAGCTTTAAGACATTCGGAAACCATCTGCTCAATGGCTGAGGAGCTAATGACGACCGTATAAAGAGCTACCTCACTTGAAAAAGTCACATCTTTAATACTCATGCGGCTCTCTCTCGACAGTGCCATCAGGCATCTGCTTAAAATATTCATAGATTCTCCCTGGCGCACTGACAACCCGGCAAATGAATTTTGTACCGACGGCCGCCCATAACTGTACGTCATCGGCACGGGCCGGAAATACAGGATGCCAGCACCCGATACCTTCTATTCTCGCCTCATCCATGTCGATCTCAGGTGACGCCGAGGCGTCGAAGCGGCTGGAAGCATCCGTCACCGGAAAAGTTGTTTCACTGGCAGCAAACGCAAATAAACCTTCAGCCCGCCATGTCATAGCCAGGCTGATAAATATTTTTTCACTTTGCCAGTCAAATGCCGCCAATGACTTAAGAACACCATCATCACCGGTACAATCAATGATCACGTCATACTGACGCAGTGAGTTTTTTGTGACCTCACTCTCAGGGGGAAACGCGCAGCTGAATGAACGTGCACTTGCGTCAGGCAGAATACGATTCAGATGTTCAACCAGCGCGGCCGCTTTGTTATGGCCAACTGACGTCATTGTCAGGGCGTGACGGCTCAGATTTCCGGTCTGTAGAAGGTCTGCGTCCAGAATGCCCTGGCTGACAACACCTATGCGCATCAGGTTTTCTGCAATCATGCTACCCAGTGAGCCTGCACCGATTATCAGCACCTTTTTGCTGCGAATGTCGTTGGCCGCTTCGCCACGTGTTCTGAGCTGGTCGGCAGACCAATTCTGCGTCCTCACCCACTTGATGGGCTCCTGTGAAAGTGGCTGTTCGCGATCCCAAGTTCTACGATTCCGTTCCGTTGGACGGAATCCGGGGCGTTTTGTCATTGTATTACTGAGACCGGCCAGACGCAGTGCCAGCCAGTGAATTCGCGCTGGCTCATCTCCAATTTTGTCCAGCGGAAAACCCAGCAAGAGTAATCCGGGCGCGCGTTGCTTGCGCAGGGCTCTGACAGAACGCCCAATATCTGAAAAGAGGTCCGGCAGTGATAACCCGCATTGTGCGAAGCAATTGCTGAGCTCCTGCCAGGTCTTGGGTGCCTGCCAAGGAGCCAGAACTGGGAGGGTAGGCAAAACAGACCACACTGCATTCGTAGTTCTCGCGCCTTTGCGCATGAACGAGGACCATTTGGTTGTCCGGATTAGCTTTCCTTTGTTATCAAAAAACTCACGCAAAAAGCGGGCACCGCGCGCACCGGGCAATCCAGTGCTGCTTGCATACCCCCATTCTCCTGTTTTCGATGCCCAGAAGGGGAGATCATCAATCTGTTCGCTAAAACCAATCACGGTAAAGGGTGACTGATCGGGGAAGGCGGGGAGTTCAACAGCATCCCCGGTTGTGGTCAGTTTTTCCTGTGCAGCGGCGTCAATCCAGAGCAGCAGCCTACTGAGTCGCCAGCTGATTCTGTCGAGTAGTGCTTCGGGTTCCAGCCCCCATAAGTTACGACCAAATACGGCGGGCGTATTCTCAAGGCACGGATTTCCTGAGGTCCATTCACGGGTAGACGCATCCGAAAAGTTGTAGTTTTGGTGCTGGAACGTGGCTGAAATACCTTCCGATTTATCGGGATAAACCTCTATGCGTATCAGGGTCTCTTCCTGCCAGAGGACCAGATGCCAGACGCTGTTGTCTGGCATGAACCTAGAACCGGGTACGGAAAGCTCGGCGGTGAATTTTAGAGACCATCTTTTGTCAGCAGAGAGCGCCCAGGCATTGTTCGTCTGCATCCTAGGATCATTATTGATCAGGGTGAGCGCTGCCTGCAGCTCTCTTGGCACTTGCTGAACGACTGTACTCAAGCGAAGCGTCCGGTTTTCTGTGGTTCTGCTGGTTTACTTGGCGTTGTAAATCCACCGTTGCGATCACCGCCCTGAGGGCCGGGTAAAGGAAACTTGGATCCGAACAGTTGGCGCCAGAGTTGTGCGCTTTCCTGAGGATCCTCAGACGCCAGCGCGTTACGGGCAATTTCCGCCGCACCCGCAATACCCTCATAAAATGAACAGAAATCTTCGGCTGTTAAGCGCGCCATCACGTCATGCTCTGCAACCCCGTGATCTGACAACCACGGCTTACTTTTCTGATTGTAAATGGCTGCCCAGCGCAATAAAAAAGTGTCCATCAGTTGAATAAGCCCTTGGGCCATTGATGTGGTGCCATTATCCAGCGCGTTTCCAATCAGATGCTCCAGCGGATAGCCTTTAGGATATTTCGGTAGGTCTTCGCTGTTCTGCTGTCGCCACCATTTCACCGCCCTGACAAGGTTGATGTAGTGACCGTTGCAAAGACGGTTTTTCTCGGCGGTCCATCTGATCTGCGCGAGTGGATGTGTCCGGCCCCACTCACTCTTTTCTCTGTCAGGAAGCGCTAACGGGTGCGCTTTCCATTCTGAAGCGGGGGCGTCCTCTACTTGCGCACTGTTACTCTCAGACAACCATCCCGTATTGGGGATCCAACTTTTATTCAGGCGCCAGTCAGTTTGCTCTTCCAGAGAGTTAACAGTCAGAACTGACTCTGATTTATAGAGCTGCTCAAGATGGCTTTTTTCTGCCCCTGACTCTGGGATGGCGGTGATCACTAGGTCCAGTTCGACATAGGAGAGGGTAATACCAAAAGAGCGCCCCTGAGTTTCCCATTTACCCGGGTAATACTTTTCGAGGAATGGGATGAACAGGTCCATTGCATCAGTGGGAGACATCCGGGTATGGTCAAGATTGGTCACCACGACAATATCAACATCAGGGCGCTTATCGCCGAGCGGACGGATTGCTGTTGAACGACGAATGCTGCCCTGCAGGAACGTTGATACGACAATTTCCTTGAGTGGTTCGAAATTCTTCAGGCGCTCGCGCAGTGTCCTTGCACCACTTTTCCAGTCTTCCTTCTGTGTATCAGTCGGCCTGATATTTGCTAAAAATTCGTTGAACTGAGGTTGAAGTTCCATGGTGATTAAACCTTAAATGAAGGAAGGTAGGAGCCATCTCGTTGGCGTTGAAAGTCAAACTCATAAAAGACACATGTCCCCAGAAAATCCGTGTGCTGGCCAAGATAAAAATTAACGGCATTTGGCGCAGCGCTGAAAATATGCAAGCTTGCCTCAACCGGTAAATCTGCATCCGTGACTACATCGGACACCTGTTCGGCAAGCGCTACGGCATGTGAACCGTTTTTCACAGATCGTTGCCCGTGCCCGTTTGCGGGGGTTAAGTGAATGATACGTCCTATGTCAGGCTGATTTTCGAGTATGTATGCGCGCGCTTTTGGCAGCGCATTTCTCGCGATGCTGAGCACTACAGCGACATCGCTTCCGGTTCCGACAGTCTCGGTTTCGATAATCGCATCAGGTTCATCCTGCGATTCGTTCTCAGACCAGATGGAGTCGCCCATTCTCCCTTTCTGGACCAGTTCGATTTCTACGCCTGACTTGTGACCAAGACATTTGCCGGCAAGCATTGCAATGGAGCTGTGGGTATTTAGATACAGCCGAACTTTACGCTCCGTCTGCCTTATACCTGTGAGGAAGGTTTCTACTTGGGGCTTAATAACATTATTCCATTCAATGCCCGGGGAGGGAAATCGACCTTCGAAGAGAGAAAGCAGGGAGAGTGTGTGTTCCGGAAGCGCATCCATGATGTCCAGTGGCCCATCGCTGAAAGAGCGTAGCGCAACATTTCTGAAGCTTTCAGGTGCTTCCGATCTGATCCAGTTCTCTTCCTCGCAAAGGGCTGTGAATTGCTCTCGGGTAAAGCGATAACGTTCCTGACTGCGTAAGGCACGCGCAGCGCCATCGAAACGGAAGTCCGAACTTGTTTCGCAGGTTATCAAACCAATGATCTGGAAGCAGGTATTAACTTTTTCACGCATCGCTTCAAGCGTGGGCTGTGACTGCTGAATGTGAAAACCAGAAAGCACCTGCTCCAGCTCCTGGTCTGTGGAAAGCTTAAGATGTTGGCGCCAGAGCTTGCGAACCTTTCCCTTACGGCTCCTGTCGCTCGTGCCATCAAACAACTTATCGAGTCGTATTGAGCCATCCACATTGCTGATTATTTCACCAAGCGGGTCCTCATCGATAATTCGATCTGTCGTGACAAGATGAAAAGCAGAGTTGACAGGCTCAGTTCCTTTTGCCTGTTTTAGCCTTTCAAGGATCGAGAAGGTTTCAGCACCGATGAATGCGGGGTCAATCAGGTCCTCGAATCCGAAGCTAGCGGCTTGTGTAACGTGAAACTTGATTTGATAGTAATCGGCCTGAATCCGATCGGGCCCGGTGCTGCGGCGGGGGGGTTATAACGCGTAATCACGTCATCAAAGGCTTTAGGGCCATCGGCTTCATAGGAAACTTCTACGACGAAATCTTGTTGGGGATTTTTAAGCCGGGATGCCTCAATCCAGAAATACCGAGCCTGGTAATCATGACCGTGCCAATTAGCCAATACAGAAGTCGCCATGAGATTCCTCCCAGATAACAGTAATATTTTGAAACTATCACGTCAGAGGATACTGTTCAAGAAAACAGTGTTTATTGCAGACCCTGGAATTCATTAACAACTCATTTTTATTTAAGTTATTGATATTAACATTAAATAAAAGGTTAAAAAAAAATATCAATCAGACTTCTGTTGAACTGAAGAACAAAATTTTTTTAATTCCCAGACGATCCCTGAAAAAGAGCATTCAACTGCAGACTTCTGTAGGATGATCAACTATTGAACAAAATGACATTGATCAAAGGTGTGATTATTGACTGTGTATTCAAGGCACAAGAGTCATCACAGTCATCATAACTAGTGCCTCCTTCGACTCGCAAGCTTTGCCGGGTTGTCAGCCCGACAGCAGTAACCGGCAGGCCGGTAAGCTTCGCCGACTCACTAGAAGCAGCATTTCGGAACTGTCGACTGGGGTCTGATGTAAAAAATTAAACACTAAGGATCAAGGATGGTTCGCTCTGAGCGAGGAATGGATGACATGCTCCCGGTAAACTAACATGGCACGATGTAAGCAAGTTCTGCTTCTGGCACTCAGCGGACATCTCAGCTTTTCCTCACCCCGGAATAATTAAACTTAGCTTTGACATCCCGTACCAGCTGCTGTTGATTCTATTTAAGGCATATTCACCACCTCGCCACATTGCGCAGGCAGCGGTTACGCATTCTGGCAAGCAACCAGAGTTCGTTTGCTGTTGTAGCCATCCCAAGCATCGAGGTGTAAACAGTCGCAGCCCGGCGCCACAGCTTTTTGTCTTCCAGCATCTTCGCCAGTGACAGTGCGTCCTGGACTTTTTTCACATCTTCTTCAGATAATTGTGTTGCAGCCTGCGGCAGGGCAACATCGGGAACCTCAACGCCTGCCCCCACTCGATAGACGTACTGGCAGCCGTTATGGGTACGATGGAGTTTTCCCGCGGCATGTAGCTGCCGCAGCAAGTTACCTGCTGTACTGGCTTGCAAGTCCAGCGCATCGCAGACATCCTGCAGGACGCATTCTGGCGTCCGGCTAACGATGGCAAGCACCATCTGTGCTTTGGTTACTTTGGTTTTTGATTGTTTGGTCATGGTCAAAACTCGTTTACTTGGTTAAACCTGCCGCCTTGCGGCGTTTGTACTCTTCCATCAGAACCTGCGCTGGCGTCGGCCCTGCTGGATGCCTCGGTGCTGCCAACTGCCGACGAATCGGGGGAATCGAAAACCCGTTAGCCAGGTGTTTGGTCCATTTCGTGAGTAAGTTTTCTGCCAGTTTTTTCAGCTCTCCCTCAGTCAGGTTCCTCTCAACTCCGGTTCTGCGCATCTCAATGCAAATGTGATACATAACATCCTGTTTCCATGGGTATTTGTCGCTGCCCGAGTATCGGTAAGACTCATTCCTCCAGCGCTTGTATTCCGCCATTACAGATTCGGATGTCAGATTGAACGGGTTAGCACCGCTGGCAGATACCAGAGCAACGAATTCAGCCAGATCCGGTGGCCATGTGTTACCCGCGGCGCAGCGCTCCATGCACTGACTGCAGACCAGAGTAATCTGGCTTCACTCATCGATCCAATCTGGGCAATCCACATATCCGAGGGCGCCGCCCCGTTCTTCTGGGTCCACCGGTTCGAAAATATTTCCCCCATGACTGTCCATAGCCGCCATGCTGTATCCGCCGCCAACAAGTCCGTTTTGCTTTTCCCAGCGTTCTCTGGCTGCCTGAATTTCCTGAACTGCCCGGGATGCGGTGTTAACTGGTTGAATTCCTGCATGGTCTTTACCTCCGGTTGCTGGTTGTGGTTTAGATTTGGCTCTGGCACTTATCACGCTGCGGGCAAATTTCTGCTCCCATTGAATCTGAGTGAACACTTTCCCCTCGGATTTCCAGTACGCGATGAACTCTGCCAGCTCTGTCGGCAGGTATGCCGGTTCGGGAAGCGCTATACCCCAGGTAGCAGCCAGCCGCGGCCAGTCCTGTGACGGCAGCCAAAGGTCGTGCATGGTGAATTTCCCGATCGGAATATCCACTCCAGGCAGATACTGAGGTTGCTGGGGAAAATTTCTCTCCTGCGCATAGAGAGTGGGGTTTGATCCTTTTCCCTTCCCTTCCCTTCCTTTTCCGTCAGTGAGCCCTCCTTGATGATTCACTGAGTCCTCATTGAGCCCTCCTTGATTAGTCACTCTCTTTTCTTCCTCTCCTGCCTTATCCTCAGAGAGTTCTGGCGGAAGGGGTATTTTTGAAGCTGAAGGCCTGTTTATTTTTTGATGCTTAAGGAAACCTTTAATCTGTAAATAGCAGACATCATTCACTGAATACTCAATGAGTAATCCATGAGTAATCAGTTCCTGTATTAGTGGTTCGCAATCGAGCGCGTCCGCAGGGAAGATCTGCATCTTCAACCGTTTTGGCGAACGCTCAAGGCATCCCATGTCGTTGGCGAAGTTGAACAACCCGATAAACAGGAGACGCGCTGGAATTGAACATTCCACCACCTTCTCATCTGTCCAGAATTCAGGTTTAACTGTTCTGATGCGGGCCATCTGAAACCTCTTATTAGCCAGCTGGTGCTGGTGGTCATTGTCAAAACTCGATTAGAAAAACTGCGGCGCTACGGTGCTGATGCTAGCCAGAAGTGGTCCCGCCGCATCTGCAGGAAGCATGTTAAAAAGTGCAATTGCTGCCTCCCGAATTTCACGCTCTAACTTCTGCAACGGAGCACCAAGCAATTTTGCCTGGTGCGCTTCGCTACACTCTTTGATTGCTTGAGCCACCAGCTCGCTTTCAGTCAATCCACGTTTCAATCCGTGTTTGCGCGCAATCTCAATAGGCATCGCATCAGCGATCGCTCCTGAAAGCTGCATGACGTAGCTGGTGTACTTCTCTGATCCAGATTCGTTTTTCAGGTAGCGGTACAGATTCTGTTTATTGACGTTTATTCCGCGACCCTTTTGTTTTCTCCATTGCTCATCCACCAGCTGCGCGATGTGGTCCTGTGCACGTCCAGGTAAAGTCGACTCCCATTCCTGAACGGCAGCAAAAATTGCTCTACTCTTCATCCGAGCCCGGCGTAGACCGGAAAACTGATTTTCTGAGTTCAGTTGCAGGCCCATTACCGGGTTATGATTTTTAAAAGAGATGGTTTGCATACTTACTCCTTCGGTAATCCATCCGTTGGGTTTGGGTAGAGATCTGGTCTGAGTTCATGCGGAGTAACTTTCCACTCCAATGCCTTACTGACTTTCAGAACCAACTCGCCGGGAACTTTATGTTTGAACCAACCATTTACTGTTTGTGCTCGCCGATTAAGCCGCCGTCCGATTTCCGATTGGCTACACACGGCAAGTAATTTTTTTTGAAGTGATGGCTTCATGCGCTGCTCCACTAATAACTGTAAATTTGAATTACAGTTTAATCAGTTTATTTCGATGGTGTCAAATCATTCGATATGGGGCCTGAAGAAAAAATCTGTATAATCTTTCTCATGTGTTTGTTTGGGTGGATGAAGATGAACTTTGGTGTTCGACTGCAACGAGTCTTAGATGAGATAGGAATGTCTCAATCAGAACTGGGGCGGAGGATCGGTGCGACATCCCAATCAGTGAATGGCTGGTGTCAGGCTGGAATCCTTCCCAGGAAAGAAATGCTTGAGCAACTTCCTGATATAACAGGAAAACCTTTGTATTGGTTTTTCATGACAGATGAAGACGAAGAGACGCTGCAGCCGCCAAGATCGGAAGATATCTATGTCCTTACCCCGGAGACCAAAAAGCTCATAGAAATTTACGATCAGCTTCCTCAAGTGGAGCAAGAACGATTCGTCGGGTTAATGCAGTTAAGGCTGGAAGAACTCGATGCTTTCATGAACGAATATTTAATGAAACGAAAGAAAGACTAGAACAGCCTTACCCGCCCCTTCATAAGCGCCGCCTTCGGGCGGTTTTTTTGTGCCTGCTCCCCACCTCACATCCAATTCTGAAATTTAAATCATCAGTTTTAATTGACATCTGTAGTTTATATCGATAATACTATCTCCGTCCTATGACGTCATCGAGCAGGAAGCCCACGAAGTAGCTGCCGGCGGCATACGAAACACCGGATGAGATGACGACAAGAAGAATTCGCAGCAGGTTATAACGTTCCGCCGGCCGGCGTTACAGGCATGAGATAGGGCATCACTATGAGAATAGATATATCCAAGATAGGGAAAATTTACTTTTTACTCGTCTCCCCAATCAAACTCTCTGTCGCGCAGGATTTGGAGGCCCGATTCGGAGACCGCGTAATCATTGCAGCTTTTGGTACTGATATCACGTCCATGGGCCTGGCACCAGGTGATGAAATCGTAAGTGCTGGCTACCACCTTCACAGCCTGGATACCGCTGTTTTCGTAGCGCTCCACCATGCTATCGGTGCGGATACGCCAGTCGTGGTAGTCAAAGGGAAGGACGTAAGCATCTGAAAGGATTTTTTGGAATTCTTCGTAGTGAGCGGGATTTTCGTACCAGAAGACAGGTATAGGGCTACGAGACATTTTTCTCTCTTTTATTTGGCTGTGTGAGAGCGCCAAGAATACCACCGAGCCTGAAGTGGTGAAAAGACAGGCATGACGACTATCAGGCTTTGCAATGCGGTGAATGCGGCTATGCGCACGCGACACAGTTAAAAAAAAGTAAACATGGCGGTTATTCACTCGTTGTGGGGAAAAGTTGTCGGCGGTAGTTGTTAACTGGCTGCCGTCACCGGGAGGCACCCGGCGCCGCATTGCAAAACCACAACTTAATAATGAGTTAACTGGAGATAACTATGAAGGATTTTGCCCGAGTACCTACCGGGAACCAGGCGACCCGCCTGAATTGGTTCTAGGTGAGACTACGCCAGCTGTGTTACTTGCTGGCGCAGAAAGGAAACCCTGAGGCTGAGGCATGAATACCCTGTTTGCCCTTGTCATCAGCGTTTGTGCTCTCACTGGTGAATGCTCTGATGTTCTGATCGGTGTTTATCCATCAGAGGCCAGTTGCAACAGCAACGCCGATGAACAAAAAGTACAGGGCCAGTGCCTCCCCTACCGAAATGCACAAAACATGGCTGACGACCAACAGCCTGCAGTGAGTTTTTGAATCGAGTTTTGACCAATGGCCGTTACGGCCGGAGAAGTGATTATGGAATTTGGAATGAAACGCGTTCTGGCATCTGTCCAGGCCGCAGCCACTTTGAATAAGCTCTATGACGGCTCGCCCGTTTCACTGACGGCCATCAGTAAAGAGTCAAAGCTGTCTACTTCATACCTTGAGCAGATCTTCAAAAAGCTGCGGGCGGGTAACCTGGTAATTTCACAGCGTGGCCCAGGTGGTGGTTATAGCCCCCGCGGCGATGACATCACCGTTACAGAAGTGATCACTGCGGTATCTAAACTGCCAGCCCATAAAACTTTTGAGCCTATCCTGCGAGCGCTTGACGACGTTCGCGTATCACAGCTGCTGCGGGGCGATTCGCCAGCCCCATAAAGCACAAAACCCGCGCAAGGCGGGTTAAGTACCCGGTCAGCCGACCAAAGCTCTCCGGAATCGAGTTTTGACCAATGACCACCACCAAGGCGGCTGCCATCAGCTGCCGGGTATCTTACAATCCAAAGGAGCCCAAACGCAATGAACAACTACCCGTATCTCATTAAAGCGAAGGCAAAAGCAAACGAAGCGAAAAGTCTCTTCTGCTGGTTCTCTGCTAAATCCGATTCTCGCGCCGAGCGCAAAATCCTGGACATCCTGGAAGACGCTGAAATTAACGTTGGCCGCGGCGCCAGCCATCAGCTGCCGATCCGCACCAACTGGCTCATCGTTGATGACTTACCGGAAGAAGGTGTACTGGATGACACCTGGTGCGATCGCTACGAGCTTGGTGGTGAAGACGGGCTGACATGGCAAAAAATCGTTGCGCCAGCGGCTGCTGAACCACAGCCCTCCAGTAAACCAGAAAACGATATCTCTCCTGCAAATAGCGATGAAGAGGACTATTCGAACAATGAAGAAGCACTCTTCAACCTGGCGGAAATGTCATTCCGCACGCAGCTGCTTGCCCAGTATATGGCCGACGAGCGTCACGTGTATCACATTAGCATTCCTCATCGTAACCGCCTTTCAGCGATGGAAATGGATACGGATAATCACGGTGTGCAGAATCTGCTGCTGACGGCAGAAAATATTCCGGAGCTTAAAAAATATGATATGCCTGGCCTGTGGAAATTTACCAGTGCATTTAAGAGCGTATTTCCTGTGGGGAAACGCCATAAGCTCGGCAAGCAAATTCAGTTCGCCAAATTATGGTTGAAACGTCGCATATTGACCGCGGGATCCTTACAAAGGAATGGGCTGCTGGAAACTATATCACCTCAATAAACAAAACCGATGCCGGCGCCAATGCTGGCGGCGGTAACAAAACTGACCGCAATCCGGATTATCAGCATTCGCTGGATACTCTGGATATAGAGATCGCTCTTGCAACGATGCCTATGGATTTTGACATCTATAATTTTCCGGCATCAGTCCACCGCCGCGCGAAGGAAATAGTACAGAAGAAAGAAAGTCCATTTAAAGAATGGTCTGCAGCATTACGGAGCACACCAGGCATCCTTGATTATTCCCGTGCAGCGATTTTTGCACTGATCAGGGAAGCATCCAGTGGAATAACTCCTTTTCCAGATCGGTTACGTGGCTACATCAACGCGAATCTGACTGAACATAAGCATGATACCCCGAGCGCTGAGACGCTTACCAAGGCGGGACATATTCCATCTGCTGCAGTCACTCTGGATGCAACAAACCAAGTAATCGCCGGAGAGGATAGCAGCGCAAAACTGGAAACACTCTCCTCCGACATTAAAGCAGTTGGTGCCGAACTGGTAAAAGAGGCTCAAAAGCAACGTCCGGACGCTAATCAGGTTCTGGCCGCCGAGCGCGGCGAATATGTTGAAGGGGTTAGCGACCCTACGGATCCGAAGTGGGTAACCGAAGACCTTACCAAGACCAGGCAGCCTGAAGTTTCAAAAATTGGGGACGGAGTATTTTCCATTGAAGGTCTTGTTGACGTTACGGGCAAGGTTAACCAAAAAGAAAAAACAGATGAAGTTGTTCATCAAACGGATTCTGTAGATATTGAATCCGGTCATCATAATAAGGAGGAAGATCAGCCAATTGATTATGTTCACGTTATGGTTGATCTGGAAACCATGGGTAAAAAATATAACGCCCCTATCGTCGCTATTGGTGCGGTTGTTTTTGACCCGGCAACCGGCTCTATTGGAGAAAGTTTCTATAAAGTCGTATGCTTGAATCCTCCGTGAACTGGGGCGCCGTAATCGATCCATCTACTGTTATCTGGTGGCTTAAGCAGTCCTCCGAAGCACGCTCTGCGATCGTAAATGATGATGCTATCCCGTTGCAGGATGCATTACTCCAGTTCAGAGAATTTGTTTCTGATAATGTCGCTGGTGGGAGCAAAAAGGCGCAGGTATGGGGTAACGGTGCGTCATTCGACAACTCTATTCTGCGTTCTTCTTACGATTGCATTGCTGAAGATTATCCGTGGGAATACTGGAACGATCGGGACGTACGAACAATGGTAGAGCTCGGCCAAGCCATTAGCTTCGACCCCAAAACAACGATCCCGTTTGAAGGGTCTCGTCACAATGCCCTCGCTGATGCTATTCATCAGGCCCGCTATGTATCAGCGATCTGGCAGCGAATAATTGCCGGCAATCAGGTGCTGCAAAAATTGATGCAAAACTGATTTTGTATTTTCAGATACTGGCCCAGCAATGGGCATGATGAGGTAAAACATATGCTCCAGATGTTAACCCTTGAAGAGTGGGCAAACGAGAAATACAGAAGCAATCCTCCAAGTGTTTCCACTCTCAGGAATTATGCTAAACAGAATATGTTTTCTCCCCCAGCCAAAAAAGAAGGTCGATTCTGGCGCGTCAGGGAGGATGCTGAGTTGGTCGGTACATTGACCACTCCTGTAGTAAAGAAAAGCGACCCTGTTCTTTTGCAGAGGATTTTGAACGATGGCTGCCAGACCACGTAAAAATAATATATCTATTCCAAATTTATACCCGCTCTTCAGCAGAAAGGTTAATAAAGTATACTGGCGTTATAAGCACCCGATAACTGGTAAGTTTCATAGTCTAGGAACAGACGAAGCAGAGGCCACGGCAATAGCTATTGAAGCAAATAAAAGACTGGCGGAACAACAAACTCGCCAGATAATGGCAATCACTGACAGAATTTCCACCAGCTCAGGAAAATCAATATCAACTAACACCTAGCTTGAACGTTACTGGAAGATTCAGCAGGAAAGATTGAAGTCCGGAGATATTAAAGAAAACACTATCAAACAAAAAGCAAAACCAGTATCTCTGCTTAAGGAACGGGTAGGAATGAAATTAATATCCGCTGTCAATGTTCGAGATGTTGCGCAAATTCTTGATGAATATTTAGCGGAGGGACAACCCAGAATGGCTCAGGTCATTCGCTCTGTCCTAATAGATGTTTTTAAAGAAGCTCAGCATGCGGGAGAAGTACCTCCTGGTTATAACCCTGCACTAGCAACTAAACAACCTCGTAGAAAGATCACTCGCCAGCGCCTCACTCTTGAGGAATGGCAAAAGATTTTTGATATAGCCGATGAAAATCACAAATACATGGGGAACGCCATGCTTTTAGCCATAGTAACAGGACAGCGACTAGGTGATATATCCCGTATGAAATTCTCGGACATCTGGGACGATCATCTACACGTTGAGCAAGAGAAAACCGGAAGCAAAATCGCTATACCATTAGCTCTGCGTTGCAACGCAATCAACTGGAGCCTACGAGATGTAATCAGTCGTTGCCGGGATTATGCAGTAAGCCCTTATTTGGTTCATTTCTTTAGAACCACCTCACAGGCTGAGCGAGGAGCACAGGTGAAACCCAGAACACTGACCATGAACTTCAGCAAGGCAAGGGACAGTGCCAATATTGACTGGGGACAAGGTACACCGGCAACTTTCCATGAACAAAGATCGCTTTCCGAGCGGTTATATAAAGCCCAGGGTATAAACACGAAAGATTTACTTGGACACAAAACTCAACAACAAACGGATAGGTACCATGATGATCGAGGTAAGGGGTGGACAAAGGTGGCCTTATGA